GATGCTCCTGCTACTCAGGGTCAGCTCCGTGTTCTCGTGAAGGACTGGAAGGGTGGTAAGATCGGTGAGGATGGTGCTTTCATCTACGATACTACAGCTAAGTCTCTGGACGGTCAGGCTTATGATGGTAATGAAGAGGCTGGTACAATTTGGAACGAGCAGGGTCCTATTCAGCCAGCAAGCGTTTCATTCTCACAGGCTGGTGGATCATTCCGTACTGAGACTATTAACCTGACAGTTACTCTCTCTGAAGACGCTAAGTCTGGTTGGTATCAGATACAAGGTCAGGATAAGGTGAACTTGACTCCTGGTGTGAGCGAGAACCTTACCATTGGCGAAGGCATGAACTTTGGCGACACCAAGACTATTGAGTGGAGCGCAGAGGCCCAGGACGGTAAAGTAAAGAGTGGTAGCTTGACCTTCAAGAAGGTGGACCCTAATGCTACTATCATGGTTTACGTACAGGCAGAAAATGCTCCTTTTATCTATGCTTGGTCAAAAGGTTCTTCTGTTAAGAAATTGACAGGCGATTGGCCTGGTACAAAAATGACAGAGTCTGAAGAAATCAATGGCGAAAAGTACTGGACTTACGCTTTTGATGGCGTAGATAACTTTAATGTAATCTTGAATAATAATAGCGGTGCACAGTCTGGTGAAATCTCTGGTATCACAGGTGATATCTACCTGAAGTATGACGGCGGTGCAAATGCTCAGAAGATTGACGCTCCTGTCAACACAGCAGCCAAGGTTACTCTGAGTCCTAACGGTGGTGACTTCGAGAAGACTGTTACCGTGACAGCCACATTGAACAACAATGCCAAGAGCGGTTGGTATAAGATCGGTAATGGTGAGCAGGTGGCTCTTACTCCTGGTAAGGCTGCTACCTTCACACTCGGTGCTGACATGATGGAAGGCGAGAGCAAGACTGTAACTTGGAGCGCAACTAATGCTGAAAATGTAACCAAGACAGGTTCTGCAACCTTCACCAAGAAGAAGGAAGTAGTTATTCCTGCTCCAACAGGTATCTACGCTTACTTCCTCGCTCCTTCAGACTGGAGTCAGGTTGACTGCTGGGCTTGGAATGATTCAGAAAACTTTACCGGTGGTAACTGGCCAGGTGTAGAATGTACCAAGATCGGTGTGAAGAAGAATGGTTTGGATGTCTGGATGTGGAAGTATGATGGCGATTTGACAACAGCTCCTACCATGATCATCTTCAGCAACGGCAGTGGTCAGCAGACAAAGGATTTGAAATTCGAAAACGGTGCAGTTTATAACTTTGACAGTAAGACCAATGAGTCTATCTCAACAGGCATCAACCAGACTGTAGCAGCCCAGAAGGCAGGCGCAGTGAAGATCTACACCCTCACAGGTGTGAAGGTTGCCGAGGTAAGAAACGTTCAGGATGCTGAATACCTCTTGGCTCCAGGTGCCTATATCTGCAATGGCAAGAAGTTTGTTATCAAGTAATATTGAAATTTTAGTAACTCATCAATAGTAATAAGTTTTTTTAGCCCGATTCTGCTTCGTGAGAAGCGGTATCGGGCCTTTTTTATGTCCAAAAGGATAAATATTTATGTTCAAAAGGATAAATAAAGTAAATAATTTCTCATATTGCGATAACTTTGTGTAACTTTGTAGCGAAAAATAATCTTTGTGGTTTTTGTAAGTTCTTGTAAATGAGCAAATTAAAGATAAGCAATTAATAATTATTAAGTTATCTAAGAATTAAAATAATATGTTTGGCACGTTTAACGTGACAAATGTCACAAGAAATTTATAAATAGTTTAGAGTATGGCAACATTTAAAATCTTAGTTCAGCATAGAAGAAGTGATGGTTTCTATCCTGTTTATATCAGATTGACTCATAATAGAAAGGTTTGCTATCTAAAGACCGATAAGATGGTAAACGATAAGGGTATCGTGAAGGGTACGAAAGAGGTGAAAGATACTTTCGTGCTTACAAGTTTGATGCCAAATATCAATAAATGGGTAGATGGATTGAATAGAGTAGATTCTTCTCAATGGACTATAGAGGAGGTTAGAAGATTCATTGAACAAGGCGAGGAGGGTGTTTGTTTTTCTGATTTTGCTAGAGAATATATAGATACACTTTATGATATATTGGAATATCATTCTGTATTAACCTACGGGCAAGCATTGAACAATTTGGAAACCTATGCTGGTAGCACAAAGATTATGTTTAACCAACTAACTACATCATTCATTGAAAATTGGATAAAATCCTTATCAGCTAAGAAAGCAATTAAGTTTACCTACCCTACGTATATCAAGCGATTGTTCAACGAGGGAGTAAAAAAATATAATGACTACGACAATGACATAATAAGAATAAAAAATAATCCTTGGGTGAAGATTAAGATACCAAGGGTAGATAAGGCAAAGAAGAAGGCTATAACCATGGAAGAATGCCGAAAGTTCTTTTCTATAGTCTCTGAAAAGAAATCGTATCAAAGAGTTATGGATATTTGTAAGATGGTGTTGTGCTTAGCTGGAATAAATGTTGCCGACCTATATAATATGAAAAAGAAGGACTACTTTGATGGAATCCTTCATTATGAGCGCAAGAAAACCAGAGGTAGGAGAGAAGATAATGCCTATATAGAAATGAAGGTTCCTGATATACTTTTTCCAACTATCGAAAAATATTTATCTAGTAACCCAAATGATGAATATCTTTTTTCTTTTCATTCCAAGATGGGGGAAAAGTCATTAGATACATTTCTCTCTTCCTATTTAAAGAAAATCTGCAAAGAGCTGTTAGGCTTTGAAAAGGGACATTACTATACTCCTTATACATTTCGGCATACTTGGGCTACTATCGCTCAAAATGACTTAGGAGCAAGTTACGAGGAAATTGGCTTTGCCTTGAATCACATCAGTACCCACAAGGTGACAATGGGCTATGTGAAACCTGATTTCTCTAGAGCATGGGAATTAAATGAGAAGGTAGTTGAGAAGGTGTTTTTCACTAACGACAAGAGCAAACGCCTGGAGGAACATCATCTGCCTGTATTCGATAAGGTAGAGGAAAACTTTGAATTGTCTGCTGATGCTTACTTTATGGGTGAGGTTGTGGCTCATGTTGATGGCAAGGGCTATCGGAACACAGATGAGATAATAGAGCAGCTCATGGCCAGCATAAATGATACTGTGCCTAAGAACTGCACGATACAGATTAAGGTGAAGAATATCACCAAGGACCAGACTAAGTACTTTGAACGAGTCAGGGACATAAAATAGCTATTTTTGTGTTAATACAGATTAAAATCGACCCAATATAAGTTAAAATAGAGTATTTTTGCTCGATAACCAAGTCAAGGGTAGTCTTCTCTAAAGTTGAAGAAAATTTAGAGAGGGCTACCCATTTCTTATAATTAGCCATTATTAACAATTTTGAGATTTTTGATGTTGATAGTGGTTTCTTGTTTCTCAAATTTCTCTTCCAACTGCATGAAAGATTCCTCCACAGATAAGTTTCTGGATTCATCATTATTGAACGATACAGACTGGAGTTTTGGAGCCACGTATGGTAGGAACTTTGCCACCATTGCCAAGCGTCCGGCAGGCTCGTCAATCTGCATGAGATCCGTGAAAAGTGAATAGTTCTTCTCATTGATACCATTGATGTAGCCAGTAAGGGCATCACGTAGGCTTTCTCGTACACTTTTTGTAACCTTATTAGGTGTGCCAGCCTTACGTCCGCCAGTCTTCTTCCTCTTTGGCTTCGGCTCATTACTATTGTCTTGTTTTACTGCCATATTCTATTGATTTTTAATGTTTACTGATAGTTTTCGGATGCAAATATAGGAAGAAATTACGAAACTTGGTGTTCAAGTTGCGGAACTTATCACAGATAGGTAAGAAAAACGCATTACTTTTGAACAGTTTAAACATTAAAATTCGAATTTTATGGGATTAATTGGAAGTATTGTTGGTGGACTGACCTCTGCTGCAGGTGATTCCTTAGCAGCTAAAGCAAGAAACAAGGGATATAATGAGTATATCAAAATGTTTCAAAACCGTATGCAACAGGTGAAGGATCATCGTGACAACTTGTATTATCAGGATCCTACTCAGTCAGCGGAGAATCAGGTAGCCGTGACCAATGCCCAGAAGGTGTTGGATAATGCAACAGAGACCGCAAAGAACACCAATATTGTTAGTGGCGGTTCTGATGAATCGGTTGCGCTGAGTAAGCAGGCTGCCCAGGAGCAGGTTGGTAAGATGGTGCAAGAGGCTGCCGTGCAAGGTGCTCAGACCAAAGAAAATGTGTGGAATACTGCTGATTCGCAGATAGACCAGATGACTAACTACATTGCCACAGCCAAGAAGGAGAAAGCTCTTTCTACAGCACAGGGTATTACGGATGCTGCTGGTGGCTTGGCGGGAGCAGCGAGTAAATTGCCATTTTAAGGAAGGAGGTGATTATGGGATTTACATTGGATGATTTAACTTCTAAACGTCCGGCAACAGCAACAACTCCTATTACAGATTTCCCTTCTGATAATGCGGTGAAGCCGGATGATACACCTGTTCAGAATACAGCTATTGATACTACTGGTATTACCGGGAATGGTGTCCATGAATCTTTTGCAGAACAGCCAACCGAGGAAGTTACCAAGGTGGAGCCTAACCAGGGTATCAAGATAGACTGGAGCAGACCTTATGCCGAGATAGAACAGAATCCTATCTTGCAGCAGATGAAGCCTTATGACATTATGAGGGATTACCAGAAGAATGGTGATGGAAACTGGTCTGTCTTCATGCCATGGCTCAATACTCTTGGTGATGGAGATAAAACCGTAGCTGCCAATGAAGCCTTGAAGAAGAAAGCGGAGAGGCAGGCCAAGATGGAGCAATGGGGCAATTTCCTGATGCATCTTGGCAATTTCATCGGTACAGTTCAAGGTGCTCCATCGCAGAAGATTGAATCAGCACAAGAACTTACTGATCGCCAACGCAAGATAAGAGAGGCTACAGATGCTTTAAGAGCTAAGGGATATGACCAGATGATGGTGAATATCTATAAGGACCGTCAAGACAAACAGGCTCAGATGCAGGCAGAGGCTGCTGCAAAGGCAAATGAGGCACTGGCTGCTTATCGTGGTTCACAGAAGAATCAGACGGATGCCCTCACTCCTGTAAAGGTTGATGAAGTGACTCAATCAGCAAGACAACATTCTACAGCTGCAGACTTGAATGTTTCAAAGAAGGATACTGAGGATGCTTTGAGAGGCAAGAAGGGAAAATTACTTGATGCTCAAACTAATAATGCCAATGCCGGAGCTGCTGATCATAATGCTAGCGTTAACGTTAAGGGAGCGCAAGTTAGGCATATCAATTCGCAAACAGAGGGACAGAATCAGAGGAATGCCAACCAGAAGGAGGCTGATGATTTCAACACCAGGTATGTGAACGACCCTGTTTTCAAGAAACATGTGAATGAATGGGCTACACACAATGGTATGGCAATCGGTGGCAATGCTACAGGAGAAAGTGTTGGCAGAGGTGGCACTTGGGCGAATGAAAAGAATCGCCAGCAGGCATCCGCTTACGCTAGGGCTAAAATGGCTAAGGAAGGCAAGAAGCGAACCGTTCGCCCTTATGGTGGGAAACCAGCCAAGAGAACTTCTAACACAAAGGTAGATTATTCAAAGTATATAAGAAAATAACATAGTATATGGCAGATAAAGACAACAAATCTAAGTTGACTTATCATGTATGGGATAAGGACAACAATGAGTATGACATCCCTGATGAGGTTGTTCAGCAGAGAGGCATGGACAACTTCGCTAAGGACTTCGAAGGTGGTTATATCACCATGTTTGACGATAAGAAGCAGAAGGTAGATGTTCCTATTGAGGATGTGGGCGAGTATCGTAAGCAGGGCTATATGTGGTATGATACCAGTGGAAACGCTACCCCTATCAACGAGGTTGGAAAGAAACCTTCACCTTCTAAAGAGAAAGAACAGTCTCAATATCCGCAAGAGGTGAAGCGAGGTGAGTTAAAGAAGCCTAGCTTGATTTCGCAAGCACTCGGCATGATGCCGAAGGTGGATGCAGGTAATATCGGTAGGGAGCAGAAAATGGGTGGTATGATTACCAGTATGCTTCTTGGTGGTAATGAGCAGCAAGCACAGCCGATGCAGCAGCCACAAGACAATAATCAGCAGGTGCAGCAGACCGCACAGGGGAATGCTAGCCAAGAACAGAAGCAGGAGCCAGCTCCTTCTATCCCTAGCGTAGTGAACGACAATACTTTGATGGATGCCAAGTTTGCTAACTATCTTGAAGATTGGAAGAAGCGACCAGATAAGGAAGGCAACTATTTTGAGAACTTCGTGGCTGACCTTGAAGCTGACGGTATGAATCCAGATGAGGCTCTTGAAGCTACTCGTAGTGCGCAGTACAGATATGCTAATCGTTCTGCCATGGACGTTACCAACCAGGTAGTTTCTTCTTTGCCTGATGATACGGTGCAGGATGCTGAGCAGAGTATCGGGGCGCAATGGTATAGCCATGGCGTGCAGGATAAGTTGAAGCAGGAGGCATACAGCATGGGTATCAGTTATGATGACTATGTGGCTCATTTCCTGAAGCCAGCTATGGTGCAGAGTCTGGTGAACAAATATGGTCCGAACTACCGCAACATAGCTGAGGGCATCGCTACTCGCCTCTATTCTCACTATGAGCATGTACAGGAGAGACTGATGAATCAGGACATCAATGATGCGCTTTCTAACGTTATTAATAAATATGTGAGTCCATCTGTAGTGGATGAGTACAACAAGGCTCAGGAGGCAGGCAGTAAGGCATTTACGGAGGGAATGGAAGGAAGCCAGTTTATTCCGGCTAATCTTCGTCTGGGTACAGCACTTGGTGCTCAGTATGAGGCAAACGAGGCCAAGGATCCTGCAAAGGTGCTTTCTGGTTTGCAGCAGAAGTTTGGCAAACTCTACCGGAATCCGAAGTTTCTGAAAGATATGAGCAATGCGGCATTTAAGGTGATGCAACGGTATGGCTTGAATGGCACTCAGAGTAGTGATCCTAAGCAGTTCAAGCCAATGATCAATGCTGCCATTAAGAATGAGTTGGACCAGCTGGAGATTAAGGGTATGATGCCTAAGGGTAGTGCTGAGTACATCATGAAGACTGGTTTGGGTAACACTATTGTTGGTAAGATTATTCGCAAGGCTGTTCAGACGGACTACCAGAACTGGCTGGAGGATATTGCCAATCAGCAGTATCAGCCGGGCTTCTGGGAGTCCGTGGCTAGCGGTGCTCTGACCTTTGCAGGTGATGCCTGGAGTTATTGGCTGCCTGGAGCCGCAGGTGGCAAGTTGACCAAGAGTATGGTAGCCAAGGCAGAGGGTAAACTGGCTGGTGACCTCATGGCTAAGGGTATGGAGCGCAAGATGGCTGAGCGAGCTGCCAAGGTGCTTATCGGCAAGAGTAAGGCCGCGGCTTTGAAGAGCGGAGCTGTGCATGGTGCTGTTACCTTTGGCGGTCAATCGGCTATCTCGAAGCCTATTGATGAGGTTTATCGCACTGGTCAGTTTGACGAGAATGGCATGATTTACAATCCTTCTGTGGGTAAGGTTATCGCTAATACTTTGGGCGAGGTGGCTAAACAGAGTGCCGTAGGTGCCATCATGCAGGGTGGAACCATCGCTAATATGGTAGGTAAGGGCAGAGGCTTGGCTACCAATATTCTTGCTGATGTTGGTGGTAAGGTTGTGGATTCCGGTATTATGACTGGTCAGCAGATACTGGAGCGCATGGCGCAGGATCCGAACTTCAAGCCTACAGGCAAGGATGCTGCCGAGAGTTTCTTGGAGAGCATGGCGAACCTTACTGCTATCGGCTTGCCGGGTATGGTGGGCAAGTATGCTCGATTCAAGGACGCAAGGGAGTTTAACAAGAAGTTTGACTTCACTGATCAGGATATTGCCGAGTTGAAGAGATTCGGCTATGATGGTCTTCGTGATGCTTTTGAGAAGATGGGCATCGGGGAGTATGCTGTGGTTGGTGAGAATGCTCAGCGACTTGATGGGCAGTTAACCCAGAAGTATATGGACCTGATGAACGACAAGAGCGTGCCGGAGGTATTGAAGGCTAAGATGATGGCAGTTGTAGAAGGCAAACGCCCTTCTTCTTTCTCGCCTGTTGTAGATTCCATCATCGTGCAGCCGATGGATCATGACGGAAAGGTGTATCTCGAAACCTTGAATAAGGATGGCGGTATCATTGACAGAAAGGAGTTTTCTTCTCTTGATGAGGCTCAGAAGGCAGATAAGAAACTGGAGTATGAGAAGACTCTTGGTTTGGCTTCTGTGCTGGAAGGTGAGTTCCACAATGAGTTTACCCAGGAGCATCTTGAAGGCTTATACAACAAGGCAGCCCAGAAATATAATATGGGTGAGAAATTGACAGATGAGGATAAGGCAGCGGTTTATCTTCATCAGAATGCTGGTGCCATCAAGGAAATCATGGATAAGCAGCAGAAGGGTATTATCCTTACTGATGAGGAGCAGAAGCAGATTAATGCCTATCGTCATTATTATGACAGTGCTTTGGAGAACAGTTCTGTGATGAGGGAGTTTGTCAACACGTTTGAGGATTCCCATGGCGTGGCGCGAGGTACACTTCGTAAGGCTTTGGAGTCGAAAGATAAGAAATATGCACCTTTGGTGGAATCTTATCTTAAGGAGCTTTATAATTCCATCGAACTGAAACGTGAAATGAAGCAGACGATGGATGATCTCTATAATACTGCCCATGGTAATGAGCAGAAGCGCATTGAGCAGGGTGGTGTTGAGGGTGAAAAGCCTACAGCTCCTGTTGAAGGTTCTACTGGTGGTCAGGAGCCTACAGTTTCAGAAGGTCCTTCTCCGTATCAAGGTAATACCGAAGTTTCATCTGGTCAAGGTGAAGGCGTTTCTACAGCAAATTCAGATAACTCATCTGCTGATGTTATTACTTCTGATGCTTTTGTTATGGGACAGAATGCCTATAAGAATGGGGATTCTGAGGCTTTGCAGGCTATCGACTATAATAGTGATTTGGCAACAGGACGTTTGAAGCGTGCTTTTGCTGACAATGAGAAGATGCCTGACATTGTGACCAATGCCTATAATGAAGGTAGAGATATGGAGCAGTTTGTGGCTCAGCGTGCAAGTAGTTTGACTCCAGCACAGAAAGAGGCTATCAGTAAGTATGTTGAGGCAATGGATGCCAAGAAGGGTACTATTGATGCTCTGCAGCATGCCGATGATGGCTATGGTGAGGCGTTGAAAGAACAACTCTGGCCATACCAGACGGTAGACGGAAACATAGTTCCTGCTACTTTGGATAGCGGAAAACAGGTATTCCTGAAGAAGGCTAACGAATATGGTGGAGCCTTTGTTGTCGTTCCAGATGAGCAGGGACAGCCTACAATTAAGCAGGTATCTAATGCCGAGATTAAAGAGGTGGGCTCTCCTGTTTCTCTTGATGAATACATTGAGAGTTCTTTGGCTCAGCAGAAGGAAGCGAGAGCGCAGCAGTTTATCAGCCAGTTTGATGGCAGCGGTTTGAAGCCGAATGACCAGGTTACAGTTGCCATGGAGGAGGGTGATGCTAATATCAACATGACCTTTGCCGGATATAGCGAGGACGGAAAGATAGTGCTTACTGATGGCAAAGATTATCTTCCCCTGTCTAAAGAAGAGTTTGCTGCATGGCGCAAGAATGCTCTCGACAACACAATCAATGAGCATTTGGATGCCGAGGACGCACAGCGTACCAATGATGATGCAGCCAAGGCTGAGGCTGATAAGAAGCAGCGTTATGCCAATGGCATCGTGGGACTGAGCGAGGGCCAGCCGGACTATTCTTCTAAGGATACAGATCCAAATGTGGCGGCTGAGTATCTGCAGGAGCAGTTTGGGGAAGACCATGGCAAACTTTTGAATCTGGTTAATGGCAGCCGTGACGACATCAAGACGCAACTTGCCAACAAGAAGAAGGCAGCTGCAGAATATCAGAACTGGCTTGATACCAATGCCGACCTTGACCCGGAAAAGGCTAAGAAGGTGGAGGATGAGTTGAGTCTGGTTAATGAGCAGATTGCTAATCTTGATGCTCGTTTCAAGAACTGGAATACTATCCGCAACAGTGTGATGACTCCTGATGAGGTGAAAGCTATGAAGGAGGAGCGCAAGGCAGAGATAGAGCGAGCTGGCATTGACAAGTCTTCCGTTCTGCCTGATGTGGATACAGGCGTTCGTATTCCAGAGAACAGTGAGCTTAAAGCCAAATATCCTACTCAGGAAGCTGCTTCTGGCTACATAACGTCAGAGCGCAGACGCGTGTACAAGATGCAGGAAGAAACCCAACGAGAAATTGATGGTGTAGACAAGATACTCAATCAATACATGGATGGGGATATGGAACTTTCCGCTGAACAGTTGAGAGATCTGAATACCACCAAGGCAGAACTGGCAAACAGACAGAATGCGCTTACAGCGGATGCCAAGGCTTTGAAGGGAAAGGCTAAAAGCTTGAATATTCTTTATATAAAGGAACGAGCAGAGCAAAACAAGAAGAATCTTGAAGCTTTGTCCCCAAAAGACAGACGTAAGGAATTGGTAGCTAAAGCCTTGGAGAAGAAAGACATGAAGGCTATAAAGGAAATATATAAGGATGCAAGTACTGATGTCATGGATTTGACTCCGCGGACATTGGAGGAATTTGTGTCAGAGAGACTTTTTCCTCATAGTCTGAATGCAGAATCACTGGCGCAAGAGTTAGGATCTTCCAACTTTAAGCGTGGTATAGGAAGTAAGTACGACACAAATAAATTCAACTATCTTCTGGCCAATAATGGCGAGGGATTGACCATTAACGAGCTTGCAAAACGAGTTTGGGAAGATCTTTCCAGTACAATGGAATCAGGTGCTGGTGACGGATTACAGTCTACGTATACAGACCAGGATATACGCAACACTATTCTTGATATGTTCAAGACTTATGACAGTGTTCGGGAAATGCGTAATGTGACGCTTCTTAACCGTATTGCTGCTGCGGAAAACGAATTGTCGGGCGAAGAAGAATGGTACGAGCAGCAGAAAGAGCGTGAAATTATCGAAAAACAGGCAGAAATTGAGAAATATAAATCGTATATTCACGACAAAGAGTTATCTTTGCCGTCTGAAAGCGAACTTGATTACATCAATGGACTTGAATTTGACCGTATGATGGAGATTGAGGATCGTGAACGAGCGTACAAAAAATATGTCAAATCAATTTTACCAGAATTAGCTGATTATGATGACAGAAGCAATGAAGAAGGATATGGAGGAGGCAGTAGCCTGGGTAGCGACTCTTCACGGAGAGGAGTTGATGAAGGAAATAGCCAAGGCGAAGAAGTTGGTAACGGAGAAGCATCTTCTGAGTCCGAGATTGGAGAAGGCTCTGATAGCGGACGCAAAGGGCGACAAGAGACTGGCAGCATGGAACCTGGCGAAGGCTCAGCTGTTCGAGGCTCACATCTACCGCAAGAAGCATCCTTCGGAGAACGTTTAAAGAGTGCCATTGCCGAAACTGAGACCGAACCAACAGAGGCTCAGAAGAAGGCAGGAAACTACAAAAAGGGTCATTTGTCCTTTGGTGGCTACGATTTTACCGTAGAAACACCAAAGGGCGTGACTCGTAGCGGTAAGGACGAGCAGGGCAAGCCTTGGAGCGTGACCATGCACGATACTTATGGCTATATTCTTGGTAAAATTGGCGTTGATGGTGACCATATTGATATGTTCATCAATGATTCCGCTGACCTTGATACTTTTGATGGTAACGTTTATGTTGTTGACCAGGTGAACCCAGAGACTGGTGAGTTTGATGAGCATAAGGTGATGTATGGTTATCCTTCTGAGGAGGCTGCTACAGAGGCTTATCTTGCCAACTACTCCAAGGGCTGGAAGGGACTTGGTAAGGTTACTGGTGTGCCTAAAGCTACCTTTGATAAGTGGCTGGAGTCTTCTGACCGCAAGACTAAGCCTTTTGCAGACTATGCTATGGTGCAGAAGGAACAGGCGAAATTTGACCGCGATGTGAAGGAGGTAAAGCCATCTGAAATGACGGAGGCACAGAAGGTGGCTTATGATGCCGTATCTACTATGCTTAAGAAGGCTGGCATCCCGGTGAAGGTTGTTAGTAATGAGGATATGGAGAAGGTGGCTGAGGCGCAGGATAATCTGAATCTTGCCACGTTGCTGAATCAGCCAGAAATGAGATTTAAAATCAAGACACCGGAGGAGAAGCAGGCTGCCGAGAATGCTTATAACTTTGCCAAGGAGTTGCGCCCGGATAAGTGGAAGCAGTATGCTGTGGTGAATATGAGCAATCCTAACAAGATGCCGGAGTACTTTGAGAAGCAGGAGTTGGCTAGAAAGGAGCGTTCTTACTATAATAAACTGATGTGGGGTAACTACAAGGTTTTCAATCTTGATAAGAGTTTTGAGGACAATGTGGCTGGGCTTACTGGCTCTTTCCCTTCGGAGTTTGACCCATATAAGATTGATGAGCAGACCAATAAGAAGAATGAGTTGAAGAGGCAGATTAAAGAGACTGAGGATGCATATAACTCAACTGGGCAGGAACGTAATAAGTATCAGATTCAGTTGATGAAGGAGTATATGGATGAGCATGGACTGACCTCTGAGAACGATATTCCTGATGATGTTTGGAGTGACTTGAATGATAAGGCTCATGAGAAATATCAAGATAAACTTGATTCCTTGTTTGCGAAATACAAGGATTTGGATAGACAGTTGAAAGCTGTTGCTGAGCCGGGAGTGAGATTTTTGCGTACTTACCATGGTTCTCAGGCTAGCTTTGACAAGTTCGATCATTCCTTCATGGGCAGTGGCGAAGGTGCTCAGGCTTATGGCTGGGGAACCTATGTAAGCGAGGTGAAAGGTATCGCCAAGGCTTATGCTAAGGCGAATAATAGAAGACATCAAAATAAAGAAGTAGAATACTTGTATGATGGTAAATTGATTTCATCCTATGAAAACAATTCTTTATATCAACGCATATTCAATCTTATGGAAAAAGATGGAATGACTGCACAAAATGCGATAAATTATGATTTGTATAGAGCTAAGCAAGACTTAAAAAAGGCTGAAATGGAGGTAAAAGAGAATCCTCAAACTTCTTGGTTTAATAATATTGCAATAGAAGTTAATAAAAGTGATATTGAGCAGTTGCAAAAATTGGATGCCAATAAGTTTAAGATTGCAAAGATTGACATATCTCGCAACCTTTACTCTGTTGATATTCCTGATGATACTGGTGATAACTATATCGGCTGGGATGAACCGTTGACAGATAAGCAAGTTGAAATGTGGAAAAATGCTGCCAATAGCTTAGCACCAAAGGATGATGATGGTGGTTGGAAAGAAAGAGTTGATTATTATGCTAGGAGATATGGCTATAATTTCAGAGGAGAAAAGGCTTATAAACTTTTAACTTCTGAACGTACACCAAAAGAGGTTTCTCTAGCATTGAAGGATGCTGGATTTGATGGTGTAAAGGTTATCGCCCAGCGCAATGCAGGTGGCAACAAGGAAGGCAAGATGAACTATGTTATCTTTGACGAGAACAATGCCAAGATTGTGGATCATACCAAGTTTGCGCAGGGTAAGGGTGTGGTTTATGGCTACACTGACGGCAAGGAGATAGTGCTGAACCAGGAGCATCTGAATCCTAATACTCCTATCCATGAGTATCAGCATCTTTGGCGTACTGCTGCCAAGAACATGAATCCGGAACTTATAGAGTATGGTGATAAACTCATCATGCAGACCCAGCTATTTGCCGATTTGAAGAAGGATCCTAACTATAATCATCTGACAGATGAGCAGATTTGCGATGAGGCTTTTGCTCGTTTAACAGGTGAGGACGGAGCTGCCATCCTGGAACAGATGGCTAAGGATGCTATCAAGGAGAATCCACTTGATACAGCCAAGGAACTGAGTGTTATCAATAAGTTGAAGGAGTGGCTGAGGAAGTTCTGGTATTGGACTCTTGATACATTTACGAAGTGGAAGCCTGAGGACATTAAGAAAATGACCTTGGAGGATATTCGTAATCTTGTGTTGAGAGACTTGGCGAATGGGGTGGATCCACGCAACGTGAAGTCTCGTATGACTAAGGAAGATGCAGTTTCTCTTCGTAAACAGATGGCAGATAATGCTGAGCAAGAACGGATTTTAGAGCATACGGAAGAAAACTGGCTGAAAGAATTTGGCAAGGATAGCCGTGTTACTACTCCTATTGGAAGTATCAAACTTGGTGAAAACCAATATAAGAAGGCAGGAAGAAACGACCGAATCAAAAGATTTGGTTTGTTGAAGCCTACCCTGGAGCGTCCTGATGTTATCCTGGAGAAGTCTGCACCAAAAGAGGGTGCAGAACGACAGACTAAATATCTGTTCATCAAATCCTTTAAAAAGGCTGATGGAAACAAGATTCTGAACTATGAATCCATAACAGTAAAGCAGGGGGAAGAGGAAGTGGCGATTAGCGCACATCAAATAAATCCTTCGAAAGTTTTGAAAGAATTGACGGAATCAAAAGTGCTATGGAATCGTTTCAGAGGCGATTCTAATTCCTTGGGCGAGAATCAAGGTTCGGCATTAACTCCATCCGCAATTAACCCAAGCGGAAAGGATAGCGTCCTGAATCCTCATAGCGATGCAAATATAAGAAATAATATCGAAACCACCAAGGGAAATGGTGGAAATTTATCTGTGGAGGATAAAATAAAGGCTGTATCTCAGCAATTTGGTGTAGATGAGGCAGATGTGGCGATGTACGCCAATGCAGTTAAGAAGGGTTCTACAGCTGAGGCTGCACGTGCCAGAGCCAATATCAAACGCCATTTGTTGCAGGCAAATGAAGATAAGATTTCCTCTTTAAAGGAACTTCTTAAGTACACCGTGCCTGTAAATAATGCCTTGAAGGAGAACTTTGGCGACCTTGATGCTATGATCGAGGAGCGCGTGAAGCAGGTGGAGGCGCAGCGTAACGCCATGGAAGCCGCTAGAAAGAGAGCAGAGGAAGAGGAAGCCAAGCGACAAAAGCACTTGGAGGAACTTTCTGTGATTCCTGATGATCAACTTGACAAGCAGTATATGGATGCTCTTGCCAAAGGTGATGATGCTACAGCCAGGGAAATGCTTGATGAGGCTGCCAGACGCAAGGGCTATGATGATACCGAAAGCGCATATCAGGGTGTAGGTGCATGGGCTGCACCGGGAAACCCTGGATATGAAAGCGACAAGGCGAGACGTGACGATTGGGAATCCAGTGGCTCAGATGTGAACTTGGAAGATATTGCCTTGGGCTATGCTCCTCAGCCGGATGATTACTTCTCTCATCCTGAGCGTTATTCGCAGAACACTCCTCATGGATTGGAATCAGTGAAAGCTATCAATACGGCTATTGATGCCATTAAGAATGGCGAGAAGGATGTTAAGGTAAAGGTTTATCGTGCTGTTCCTACTTCGGTGAAGGAAGGCAAGTTGCGTAATGGTGACTGGGTTACTCCTTCTAAGAAATATGCCGAAATGCACGGAACAAACCGTCTGGAAGGCAAATATCGTATCATTGAAGATGAAGTTCCGGCTACTCAACTGTGGTGGGACGGTAATGACGCAAACGAGTTTGGCTTTGATGATGGCAAGGCATATAAATATAAGAATGCCAAGAACAACAGAAAGTTGAACGACCTTGTTACCTATGATGATAAGGGTGACGTTATTCCTCCTTCTAAGCGTTTCAATTCTCGCAAGAGCGATGTGAGATTCATGTTTGCTGGAGAAAAGGGAGCTGCTGAGGCTGATAAGGCTGATGAGCAAACTATCCGCATGGATAACCTGGATGTGGCTAAGCAGATGGAAGATGAAAAGAAGGATGCCAAGATTATCAAGATGGCTACTGGTTGGGAGAAAGGCGTAGATGGCAAGTGGAGATACGAAATGCCGGATGCCAAGATAAAGGACACCATCGATGTAGGTGGTGGAAATATCTTTAAGCGTTTCGAAGAGGATATGCTATGGACTGATGGTAAGTTGGAAGATGCTGTGGATGCGCCAAAGCTTTTTGAGGCTTATCCTCAGTTGAAAAATATTAAAATCCATACTGATGCAGTAATGAATGACATGCCTTCAAATGGGGAATACAATCCACAAACAAAGACTATTACCATTCATGCGGATGAATTAAAGTATCTGAATAGCATTCTGAATCATGAAATTCAGCACGTAATTCAGCGTGAAGAGGGGTTTGCGCATGGTGGCACACCCGAGCAGGTGGAGAGAGATTTCAATGCTGCTAAGGCTGAATGGAAGGCACGTTCCTATGCCTTTGAATTGGAAGAGAAAGCCAAGGAAATGGGTGGTGAGTACAACCAATCTGAGGTAGAGAAAGCTCTTATCCAAGACTATAAGGACATGGATATGCCTGAGTTCATTCCTGACAAGGAAACCCGAATTAAGGGATTCAACTACTTCGCACGTGGCTATGCAGACAGAAGTATGGATGATGCCATTAAGCGTTTCCGTTTGGATAGGTTCCAACGTACAGACTTTGATTCTTACCAAGAATATAGAAAGTTGGCTGGTGAAGTTGAATCTCGAAATGTGGAGAAGCGTTTGGGTATGACGGACGAGGAGCGCAGAAACTCCTTGGCATCTGAAACTGAGGATGTGAACCGTGATGAGCAAATCGTGATGAATGGGAGCGATGCTAGCTATAGCATCGTGAAAGACCCTGAGACCATCAAGAAGCTGGATAAGGAAGACACGGTGAAGGTTTATCGTGCCATGCAGGTAGGCGAGGATGGAAAACTCTATCCACCGATGGCTGCAAAGGTGAAGGGCAAGTTTGTGCAACCTATCGAACTTGGTAAGTGGGAACAGGCAGACGAGCGACCAGAGCTTGCTGATGATAAGGGTATGTTTACCCTCAACAAGGGTAATGGTAAGTCGCTTAAGGCTGCTTACAATCCTTACCTTCATACTTCTCGCACTCCACTGAATGACCAGTTTAGCGAGGCTCAGAATCGCCCTAACATCGTAACTGTAGAGGTTGAGGTGCCAAAGAGCGAGCTGACCAGTGGCTACAAGGCTGATAAAGCCAAGGATGCCGTGGGCGAAGTAGAGTGGAAGGCTGGTATCATCCAAGGACAGCTGACAGGCAAGCGCAAGGTGGTGCTTTCTCGTTGGGATAAGCCTGTGCGTATTGTTCCTGACAGCGAGGTGGCTGATGTTATTGTTAATGAAATGTTCAAGGGCAAGAATATCACTATGCCTTCGAATGTGGTTACTCCAAGTCTGAGAAAAGAGTTGGAGAAGCGAGGTGTGCCGTTTGTGGAGACCGATAACAGAGGCAGAATCGTAGGAGGCGAGAATGATGGTGTGCATTATTCCAAGGTGTATGGTAAGAAGGATAATGTGAAACCTCGTCTCGTCTCTGCCACAATTGGCTTGAAGGCTGCAAAGGATAAGGTGGTGGAACTGTTTCATAAGGCAAAGAGTGGCGAGTTTAATGGCAAACCTCAGTCTATAGGTACTCTTACGCAAGAGGGCAAGAAGTTCCTAGAAGATTTGTCGGGCTTGAAGATGAAAGATAAGATAGACTTTGTTCTGAATCCTTCTGACTTGAAGCACATGAACAAAGACCACTTCGGAGATAATGAGAAGGATCCTGGAAGAAATATTCCTTTGACAGAGGAAGATTTGCGCTCCATGGTGGATGTTATCATGAATCCTGAGCAAGTGGTGTATGGCATCGAGAAGATGGATAATCGCAAGGCTTTCTTCTTCTTGAAGCAAGCTGAGGATGGTACATTAAATCTGGCAGAGATCTATAGTGATAAGAAGGGTAATCTTACAGCCAAAAGCTACTATAAGACGAAAAAGGGGGTTGACCAGCGAGTCATGGAGATTAAGAACTCCCTTCTCCCTACGCCCGAAGCGTCTTCTGGTTCACCCCTTTCTGATGGCAAAGGTATAAACTTTTTCTCAATTGAGCAAGAAAAAACAGCAGAAAATGAGCAAAAAATCGCTGATTCGGTAGTGAATACAGCAAATAAGCTGGGTGGTGCTGAGGCTACTGTTTATTCTTCTTTGGATGATGTGCCTGAGGAATATCGCTCAGAGGTAGAGCAGGGAGCCAAGGGATGGTACGACCCGGAGACTCATAGCGTGCATGTGTATCTGCCGAACTGTGAGGATGGCAATGATGCCCAGCGAACCGTCTTCCATGAAAAGATTGGCCATGAGGGTATGGAAGTACTTCTTGGTGGCGAAGATGGCGTGAGAAAGTTCGCCAACTTCGTTTATCGTTCCGTAGGTAAGGATGTTCGAGGCAAGATTATTGACTTTGCCAATAAATATGATCCGGACTGGAAGAACCCTGACCGCATGAATGTGGGTACGCAGGAGTATATCGCTCATTTGGCTGAGGAGGGTCCTAAGACTGCTGAGGACTTTTCTCTTTGGACCAAGATTAAGCATTATCTTATCAAGGTATTGAAGAAGCTGGGTGTTCGTGTGCCGGGACTTCTCAATGACAAGGATTTGAGATACTACCTGATGAAGGCTGGCAAGGCTCTCCATGTATGGGACAATATGCCTAAGGAGAAGCAGGAAGCCATGATGAAGCAGGCTAGCAATGCTGAAATCAAGGATTCGCTATCTAATGGTCCTGGTAAGGGTAAACCACAAATGAAGAAGGGTGAAAGCTGGATTCAGTATATGAAGCGTGTGCAGGAATGGCGCAAATGGAAGAATGCACGCGAGGATAAAGAGAACCCAGAGCCACCTATGTTCTATGACTTCGACAAGGATGCCGAGGGCAAGAAGGAATGGGAACGCCTTAACAAGGAATGGCGTGACAGCCATCATCTGCAGGGTGACGAAATGCCGATTAAGCCGGAACGCAAGGAAGGCGAGACGGACGAGGCGTTTTTCTCTCGTTACAAGGAATGGGAGAAGTGGAACGATGCTATGGCCGACAAGGAGAACCCTATGCCTGATATGTTTGCCTTCGAAAAGAAGAAGCAGGAGGAGGTGAAACGAAAGTATGAGGACTGGCTGGCCAAACATGATCTACTGGAGCAGCAGCAAGCCGATCTGGACTTGTATGAGGGCAAGATTTACCCAGCAGAGACCAATCCGAAGGCTGATGCACTGGAGCAGCAAGTGATGCAGGACTTGGCCGAGGTTACCAGTACTGACGTGAGCAAGGAAGGTGCAGCAAAGACCGTGAAGCATGCCGTTATCCATCGTAGAAAGAATATGGAGGAGGCTAGTGCTGATGATGCTATCTATATCAATGATGTGAAGAACAGAATAGAGAAGATGGCTGATAGCGGTGCTTTTGATAAGTTGCTTTCTGACTACAAGGGCAAGCCGAACCGGGCAGAAAAGCTGGCTGAGGCTATACCTTATATAATAGAAGCTCATAGAAGACTGCGTGACCTGGCGCATGATTTGAATGCCACTGATGCTTTTGACAAGGGACATATCCATATCCAGCCAGATGATGTAGAGGCTATCCAACCTTTCGTGGCAGACTTGATTGCTGAGACTGCTAAGATGCATACCGTACTGAAAGACGACAAGGAGGTGAAGGTTTATGATGATCCTCAGGCTGTGAGCGAGGTGGCTAACAAGCTGGCTCAGGCTATCAATGCCAATCACCAGGGCGAGGAAGGCTTTGTCCCTATTGATGGTACGGACATCCTGAGCAAGCATGTATTGCCACTGGTGAAGCAGCAGATTGTTCCTGTTGGTATCGAATACAAGAATCTCTCGCCTGAAATGAAGGCTGCCATTGATTCTATCAGAGACTGGTATAACTATACCTATGACTGGCTGAAGGATAACCATACCTTGAAGGAGGATGCTGGATATAATGTCGACTATGTAAACCATATCTGGGACAAGGAGAAGTCGGACGAAAAGGCTTATGCGATGTATGTGGAGAACAGACAGCGCACGAAGAGCCCGAACGAGAAGCCGAGAACTATCAGTACCCTGATGGAGGGTATCAGCGTAGGACTTGTGCCTAAGACTACCGACATCACGAAGATGATGGCTTACTACAGCAGAAGCAATATCGAGGCTTGGGTTAACAAGACCATGCTGCAGGAGTTGAGCGGATTGAACGTGATAGAGCGCAATGAGGACGGAGAAATCGTTTCTTCTGACGCACTGCTTTCTTCTACGCCTCCTTTTAACCTGGAGCAGTATCAGTACTTTGAGATTCCGGGCGTGGGTCCGGTATGGGTATATAATGTATCGCCTAAGCAGGTGAAGGTTAAGAATCCTATCACTGGAAAGGAGAAGGTGCTTTATAGCGAGGCGAGTGCCGGGGACAGATTCGGGGTTGTATTCGAGACCTATCAGTCTTCTCCTTTCTGGAAGGCGTTTGATACGCTTGCTTCGAGTGCCAAGAAACTAGAGTTGGGCTTTAGCGGTTTCCATGCCGGAGCCTTGACGGAGGTTTATATGGTACAGAACATGGTGGAATTTGGTCCGAAGAAGGCTATGGCCAACTTTATGAAGTATATCTTTGTAGATACGATGAAGAATCATCAGTTGCCTTGCTTTGCCAATCCTGAGGACTTCCAGGAGGCTGCTACCCACCTGGTGAAGTTTGGAGCGACCAACGACTATGCAGCTGCAGATGTTCAGAACATGTTCGACAATATGCGCGATGCGATGATGAAGGTGCAGGAGAAGTTGAAGGACGGAAATAAAATTTCCGGAACGGTGGCTTTGGCTACTATGCCATTGAAGGTGGCAACGCAGATGCTTTCGCTCATCAACAAGGGCATGGATAGAGCCTTGTGGGATTTCCTTCATGACGGACTGAAGCTTGCGACCTACCGGATGAGGGCAGACAAGACTAAGGAACGTGCCAAGAAGAAGGGATGGACTGAGGAGGAACTGAGCCGAGCTTTGGACGAGGACGGTCAGTTTGTGAATGATATGTTTGGCGGTCAGCACTGGGATATTCTGGGTGCCAGCCATCGAACCTTGCGCTATGCCGGACGAGTTCTTCTTTCGCCAGACTGGAATGCATCTACTACTCGTCACTTCCTGGCATTAACCGGATATGGCTCTATCTGGAATGAGGCAACCTTTGAGAACTTCAAGCATTACTACAAGCGACTTGGCCATGGGATTCTTACACCGGAGGACGAGGGCAGAAGAAGCAGACAGATTTCTGCACTCCTCTGTTATGGTATCGGCTTCATGGTATTCTACGAGGCAATTGCCAATGGTATCAATGCTGCTTTCCGTGCCCTGGACGAGGAGAAGGAGCGCAAGAAGGCTGAGGAGATCAGAAAGACCAACCCAAGCTATAAGAGTATGTATGAACTTGCTTATCCTGATGGTATGAAGTGGTATGACTATCTGATGCGAGGCAACAGTCTTGGTCAGCAGAGCAAGATTTTCCTTGGCAGATATGAAGATGGTACAGAAATGTATGTGAGACATGGTAAGCAGTTCCGTGAGGTTCCTGAATACCTCTTCAACCATAAGGGAGAACTGGAGTTCCCTGGACCTATGGTACAGCGAATGATAGGTAAGGCTAACCCTATGGTGAGAATGACCTTGGATGATATAAACTATCTGAGCGATTTCCAAGCCAGCCATGCGGATCAAGAGATTCAGCGCAAGTATGGCAAGACCATCGGACTGCTTTATAAGGATGCTTTGTACTGGGCACCTTTCCTGATTCCGAGCCAGGAGAACAAGGAGTTCAAGGCCGTTGATTTCTTTTTCCCTTCTTCTAAGGGGTTCTCTCCATGGAAGGCTCAGAGTTACTTCAAAGACTTTATCCTTAGCGGTGACATGGAGGGCGTGGCGATGACTTATCAGAGCTGCCAGCGCAATGGTATCGACCCAGAGGCTCAGATTAAGGCTGCCATCGGCAGCGTGAAGGCGCTGGAGAGTGCAGAAATGAGCGATGGAGTGACTTCCTTACAGGAGGCTAGTAAACGCTTTGATGCTGCCAAGAGTATCACGGAAAAGAAGAAGATGCGCCAGAAGATGAAGAAATTCCTCTCGCAGAGTAATTACAAGGCTTTCACCCAGAAGGAGGCTCTTGACATGGTGCAGGGCTATCTGAACGGTGATGAAGACTTGAAGGAAATGGAGAAGGCTGAAAGCAAGTACCTGATGAAGGCTAAGGCAGAGGACGTGACGGAGGACTGGAGAATACAGAACGTCTGGAACGGAACCATGGAGACTTATCAGGAGTATCAGCGCTTGAAGGAGGTTGATAAGGCGAAGGCAAATGCCTTTAAGAACAGCAAGACCAACAAACGGCTGTTTGCGGCCAGAAAGGCTATCTCTGCTGCAAGAAGGAAGATGAATAAGGCTAAGAAGCAAATGAATGGTACAAACGATGCTGCCAAACTGGTAGAGATTCGGAATACCAGAAAGGAGCTGCTTAAAACGTTGAACGGAATGGAGTAGCCTTCGGGCTACTTCACTCTAAAAAATGTTCTATATTTCCGAAAATAGGCTTTGGCCAATTCAATTTTATGTTCTATATTTCTACAAACAGAAAAAGGGACTTGCTTCACAGCGAGTCCCTTTTTGATAGTTGTAAAATTCTAAATTCCAAATAAATTTTATTTTTAACAAAAAGATAAAAATCGTATTTTAAAAATTGAAGATGTTGGAGCGATGTTATCCGAGAGAAGTACCAGATGCTTTATCTGGTTCATTTTTTGGTGTTGCCCAGCGTATGTAATCAGCCATGCTGTCATCCATGCGCTGCTGCTCACTCTTCGGATTCTCCTTCTTTTCCTTTCCCCAAAGGCGTCTGGCAATATCATCCAAACACCACTGCCAATCGTCTCGAAGAGTGATGACCTTGGAACTTGGCATGATGGTGACATCTGCCTTTGGTGGGTCAACATGCTTGGTGTTGCCATCCTTATCGGTCTCCTCCTTGGTACTGAGAGAGGCGAAAGGCACGTTATTGTCGTTAAGGAACTTCTCCACATCCTCCTTCTTGTTGTCGCAGAGAAGAATGCAGACGGAAACCTTATTTTTCTTCAAGGTGGTGAGGGCTTCTTTCGCCTTTCCTACCATGGAGAGGTTGCCTTTATCATCTTTAGTAATGACGCAGGCTTCATGTACATTGATTGATTTACCCATTTTAAAACGTTTTAAATGAAATGCGGAACAAAAATAAGGAGAAAATATGAAAAAGTAATGTTAAGTTGCGCAACTTATCACTGATAAGCGAGAAAAATGCGGTATTTTTGGCGAAAAATTAAGAATTATGGTTGACAATCATGTAATAAATGACATATCGAACTATGCAGAGCCTGGACCAGACTCACTTGAAGGAGTGAGTCGGGAGCGGTTTACGCAGAGCCAAAGCAATCTTCTGTTGCTGCAATGGGCTTGCCAATACTTCTATGATGGTGCAGAACTGAGAAAGAAGTGGAAGCGAGCGCAAGACTTCGTGATGGGAAGACAGTTGGAAGAGCTGATAGAATGGAACGGAAGAAAGATTACCATCCGGCAGTATATGGAACTGAAAGGTATGCCAATACTGGAATACGATGTAATCGGAGACAAACTTCTTTCGCTCGTAGGTCTTGTGCGCCAGCAGCGCAGTACTGCTACATGTAGTGCCGTGGATCCAAACGAGGAAGACTATATCAGTTTCTTCAATGAATATCTTCGTCAGAACGACAACTTGAACGACAGGCAAGAGTTAGATGCGAGAATGTTCTATGCTTTCTGTGTCTTCGCCTTTGTGGGCATGAAAACCTATTATGGCAGAAGGGATGGCAAGAATGGCATCTTTGACTATTCTGTAGACATCTTTAAGTTAGCTTTACCACCTTTCTTTAAGTATGACCTGAGCGATGTGGAATTTATTGCTGAGGCTCATGATTTGACTTGGCGAGAGATTATTGCTACCTTTACAAATGGAAGCAAGGAAGAGGTTAATAAACTCAGTGAGATCTATCTACAGACGCAGCATCATTTTGCGCCCGAACAGACTTATCACCCGACTGGTGAAGCCCAGTATGCCGGAATAGATGATTTCACCCATTCTTCAGTAGTAGGCAAGTACAGGGTATTGGAAATCTGGACAAAAGAAACCAGACCAGCCATCTGGGTGCATGACTGGGAGAGTGGAGATTGCGGCTATGCTTCTCCTGACCAGCGAGCCTTCTATGAGGAAAAGAAGCGCAAGATAGAGGAATCCAACATCATGAAAGATGAGAATGGCCTACCTGTGCTCGATGAGAATGGTGAGCCTATCTACTATGTAGACCCTTCTGAACTTAAGACCATCGAGATTAAGGATGAGGCTGAGACCTACTGGTTCAGAAGATACCTTACCCCGAATGGCTATCTGCTGGATGCCAGGGAATCGCCCTACTATGTGCTGAGAGACGGTTTCAGAACTTCCATCATGCCATATACCTTCGTGGCTTATCCTTGCCTGAATGGTGAGATAAGAAGTTTCTCTATGCGTGCCGAGAACAACCAGCGCACCTTGAACCATTATATGATGATGATCAACTTCATTGTAGCCAATGGTGCCAAGGGAACGATGCTTGTGGACGAGAATGCTCTGAGCGAAAAACAGAGCATTGATGAAATGCAGGTGAACTATACCAAAACGGATAGTATCATCTTGTGGAACTCGAAGAACGGAGGTCAGCCACCGCAGACTTTGGTCAACAAGAGTATTCCGGCAGGTGTTGACTTCATGGTGAACTTTGCCAAGACGATGGCAAGCGAGGGAACTGGTGTACAGGGTGCTCTTCAAGGACAGCACCGGAATACCAGCGGTAAGCAATATCAGTTGGAAAGAGAATCATCATCTACCACCATACAGGACTTTGTTGAGAGTTTTAACAACTTTAAGGTACGTGTGGCCAAGAAGAAACTTTACCTGATTCAGGAATTTTGTACCGATGCTGACAGCGTGAAACTGACAGGTGATGAATTTGAAATTCACTTCAATTCAGAGACCATGAGGGATATGGATTTAGATGTTTCTATCGACTTGGATGCATACAGTCCACTTATCAGAGCTGCCAACAACGATATGGCTTGGAACTTCATGACCAGCGGTAAGATGGACCCATATACGATGCTGACCGTAGGGCAATTCCCTGGTACGAGCAGAATGAAGAAATACTTCAAGGAACAGTTGGAGAAGCTACAAGCCATGCAAGCGAATGGCGAAATGCCTACAGCAGGAGTTGAACAACAGCAGACTGGTACGCCTGCAGCACATCTGAAAGATGTAAACGATGGAGCAAATGATTTGGCAGCTCTTCCTTCGGCAGCTATGTAGAAAAGAAGTTCTTAGGTAATTCATAATATTGAACGAAATGTTGTTCAGTTCTTAGATTAGATTATTTTATAGGTGTTTAGTTTTTAAGGTAATTTGAATGTGAAGAGGAAACCGTGATGGTCTCCTCTTCTTTTTGTTTAGTCAATACCATGTTTCTTCTTGTATATGCGTAACTTAAACATTGGGGTAGAAACTCGGTACATGTAGTATTCTTGCCATTGTTTCAACTTCTTGGCCATAACCTTGTTGTCGGCATCGCAGCCGATGGCTCCCCACTTGGAAGGAGTGTAGTAGTAGGAGGCAGCCTTGATGTCTTCTACGTTCTTGAAGTAGCGTGTTGCCTTCCACTTGCCCATCTGGACTAATCTTCGATATGCGAGCATATTCTTTCTGTTAGGATCATAGGTCATGATCGCAAAATCTTTATGCGACTGGTCGTAGAGCATGTAGAAGCGAGGTGCTTCACATTCTTTATACTTGGCAATGGTTGCCTTGACTCCTTTTTGCCACATGCGTGTGGCACGGAAGAGTTCGATACGAGTGACGATTGGCTGGTAGATGGCTATGAGCATCTTACGCAGCAGGTTTGAATAACTTTGTTTCATTTTTCTTTTTACTTTTAATTATTAACTTATATGGACAGGCGATAGAATCGCCTGGAACGGTGACTATACAGAGGACGGATCATGCTACTGGATAGATAGATGCTAACTACCACCACCTATTCCTGCCAAATCAGCTACTACTGGTGGGCGGTTGCGGAGGCGTTCACGTTCTATCTCTGCCTTTGAACGGAATGGAACGATTTCCGGTGCTGGCATATCCTTTTCTACGTAGAGGGCAATGGCTCGCGCCATGACACGGTCATCATGCTTTCCAGCTATGGCTCCATAACAATCATTCTGCTTGTAATAGAGGAAATAGGTACATTCGTCTATTGCCGCAAGTTCTCGTTCCATATAGCCAGAATCACGGATGATGCGGGCCATGGTCTTCACTACTGCCACCTTGGTTGCCTTGTTGGTATTGAATCCCCATTTCATTTCGATATTCTTCACCTTTTTCAGTTTGGACTGTGATGCACTATAGAGATTATCGTATAGAGGCAGAAGGATTGGGAAGAACAACTCAGACTGGTTGCCCTCAGTATTGTTCATGCGCGAGTAGGCAGTATTGTTCTCAATGACCAGATAAGCATCATTATAGAAATGGGCTATCTGGGCGCAGCGCATAGCTAACTGATCGGCATCGCAGTGGCCATGCCACTCAGCTACGATTTCCGGAACACCACCATAGATTTCATCATAGCGGTCGAGGACTACAATATCTGAGAAGTCGGAGGTTTTATGAGAACCACCAATATCGCAGGCTACGATATACCGATGTCTGACAATCTCAGAGTTGTCTGGTCCAGCCCACACCTTCAATGGTCCGCCAGAACGCTCGATGAAGCGGATATTGTTCATGCAAGCATCATCGGCAGCATCATAAGAGTCACCTTCAATGTCACCCACCATGATAGGCTCAATACCCTTGCAGTCCTCTTCCATTTCCTTCAACTTGTATGGGTCGAAGACTGTAGTACCTGAGAATAGGAAGGCTTCTACATCATCAGAAGGGTATTCCTGGCGCATACCGTCTAAATCATTATACTTCTTGCACTCGTTCACATACCAATGGATTCCTTCGAGCGTAGCACCCTTGATTTCCCAAAGCCACCAGAAGTAAGAACCATGATATTGCTCATCTTCACGATTCTTGTATAACCAGATAACAAAGTCTATTTTCTCTTGCTCTGTCTTGAAAGGAAGGATATACTTCTCAATATCGAACCATGGCACGAAGTATGGAGTATAGATAGAGAGGCGTTTTCCATCCTTATCGAAAGAGTTGGCACGGACCCATTCGTCATGAAACTCATTCTCACGTCCGTTTGGAGTTGATTCTCGGACGATGAATGTTAATGGCACGGTGACACGGATAGAAGAAACTGCAGCGTTGATAACCTTCTGAGGAGTCCACTCTGTGGTGTTAGGGAAGAAGGCTTCCTCTGTGATATGTGCCATGGCTGCATCGGCAGAACGGCAGGACTCTGGGTTTCTGGCGGAACCTGTCTGTATCTTGCAATCGCGTGGTATGAGATACTTGATGTTATTCTGTGTGCTTGATGTTTTGAGTTTGCGAGGATCCTCTTTAAAAGGTATTCCAATATCATAGAACAGCCATGTAGGAATGGCATTCATCAATTTCTCGTACATATCGAACACCTGGGTGGCAGATGATGACTGGTGACCAATGATATTACTATTCCAGTTGATCATCCAGAATATCTGAATCCATCCCATATAGACATCTGTATCAGTAGAACCACCCCACTGGCGGCATTTAAGGAGTATAACCAGGATAGAGCCTAGTACACCATGAAGTCGCTGTCTTTCAAACTCCTTAGTAAGACCAATCTGTCCATGGTTGAGGAGGAAAGGTATATCTTCACCTCCATCCTTATTCTTGATTCGGGCATAGGCATAGGCGAAGAAATAGAAATCGTGCTTACAGCGCAGGCGTATGAGATAGCGGAAGACAGCATCACGAGCCTTCTCTTGGTCGAAGTCGGGCATGTACTTATCGCAAAAGGCCTCTATGGATCCACACTTGATGATGGCGCAGAACTTCTTTTCCTTCAACATTTCCACCGGGAGCCAGAGTTTCTTTCCATTCAGGAAATCTGTGATGACGCATTCGAATCGAAGTCCAGGGGCATTCTCTCCTGTAATGGGCCGATAACTAGCGAGGAGACTTTGGAGTCTTCTCGCATTTTCTTCAAGAATCTCTTTGAGTTTCTTATCAGAAATCTGCTGCTGAGGTCGAACCTTGGAGGAGGATTTTGCTGCTGGCATTCGTTAAATATAATAATGTTAAGTGTTGAATGTTAAATGTTAAGTGTGTTGGCATGTCGGATAAATCTCTCTGCCTTAGCATAGATGAAACCTAAGCAGAATAGAACTATGTGGAAGATACCAGCTATGTAAGGGAGAAGGAAACCTATAGCCATACCGAGCATCATCTGCCAGAAGTAGATGCGGTGATGCCGATAATACCATTGCGCAGAGAATCCCATGAAGAAAGAAATCAATACGGATGCACCCAATACAGGTAATGCCGGATAGTATATGAACGACAACAACACGGAGCAGAGCCAGGCAGCCAGTAGGCGATGGAAGCGGAACTGATGATGAACCATCAATATGCACCAGCCGTTTATACCCCAGTGTATAAAGTTGGCATGACCGAACATATAGGCGAAATGGGTGTATAATGGCGATGATGGAGACACAGCCAGCGAGGCATGAAGCGGAATGATGAAAGCCATCAGGATGATGATGAGAAGTGTAATATATAATGTACGCATAATGGAAGTGATTTATCGAGTTATGAATGATGTTTTCTTATTGCGGAAATAATTGTTTATTTTCATCTGTATGTAGCGTGGAGCCATACCCAAATTGGGCGCAGGAAGATTCAGGCATTCATACACAAGATTTTTGGTATTGTATTCCTTGTATTGATCCAATTGCCGGAGACGCAAGAAATCCTGATAGAAATCTTCAAAGAGTTTTTCTTTCATGGCTTGGTATTTGCCGAATTTGGGCTTATCCCCCTTGATGCGTTTACATACATACCGATAGGCTGTGCTATCGGCAAGATAATAGCAAGATGCAGGCATCTTGGCGATGTAATCGCATATCTTAGCCATGGTGGTAGGATATTCTACCATCCTCTTGGCCTTACGAAAGAGCAGATACATTTCTTGGTCTCTTTTAAGGTAAATTTCGGATATGGAATTTAGATGTTTCATACCAGCAAAATTAATTCGTCAAGATGCAGAACTTATCACAAAGTAATGCGAAATTTTCCTTAATTTAGCACACAAATATTAAAAACGAATATTTATGGAAAAAGAAACTATTGATAATCAGAAAGTTAAGTCAAAGCGAGATTCTTTCAGAGAGCGTCTTGCTCAGCGTTATCCGGACTTGAATATGGACGATGATGAGGCTGTTTATGGTCAACTTTCGACCGATTACGACCAGTATGACCAGAATAAGCAGAAAATGGATGACTTCAACAAAATGTTGCAGGACACCCCTCATGCTCCAAGTCTGGTGACAGGTCTTGTGACCAAGAAAAATGCCGATGGCAGCGACTTCAATTTTATCGATTTCATGATTGATGAAATGGGTCAGGACTATATTGATGCCATCAATGGTGACGAGAAGGCTAAGGCTCGTTTGAAGGCTAGTGAAAAAGAAAAACTTGAAGCCAGCGAGAAACTGGCAAAGGGCAATGAGCAACTTGCTGCCAATATGGAGCTGGAAGATGCCGAACTTGACGCAGCTATTAAAGAAGCGAAATTGAAGCCTGAGGCGATTACCGATTTGATAGAATGGCTTTATAAGCGTAGCGATGATGGCGAGGATCACGATGATGATGGTTTCATATGGCGTGCAGCTCGGTATGGCTTGAAGAAGGAAGACTTCTTGCGCCTCTTCCAGATAAAGGACTTCGACAAGGCTGTGGCTGATGCCGAGGAGCGAGGCTACAAGCGTGGCAAAAACGAGAAGATTGATCAGCAGAAACAACTGCATGATGGCAAGCAGGGCGGCAAGAAGAACATCAACATCGATGGAGGCGGTGGCGCACCTTCACTTCCAAAGGAAAAGAGTCGCACAGAACAGGTGTACAGCAAGATGATTGGGATGTAGAATTAGAAATTTATAATTAATAATTTTAAATGTATAGATTATGAAACAGTTTAAGAAATGGTTTGGTTTCATGATGGCGGTGCTCGTCATGATTCTTAGTGGTGGAAGCTCTTATGCAATGGCAGAAAATCCTCCTGCTATTCCATCTGGTGAAGGTGGTGGTGGTGCGACAGGTCCTTTGGATGGTCCCGGTGTAGGTGGCTCTGGTCCTCAGTGGCAGGGTGGTAGTCAGGAGCAGCAAGAAGCTATGGGTAACTGGGATTACTATGTAGCTCATGTTAACCCGACAGTCGTAGAAATGAAATTGGAGAGTTGTCCTATTGATCAGATTTTACGTGCATCTAAGAAAATGACTCCTATCGATTCTGTCCGAGTAGAATACTATTCTATCGGCCAGAAGCCTATCATGTCAAAACTTACTACTCAGGTTAATAAGCAGACCAATGGTAACTCTGTAACCTTTGTGGTAGAGAATCCGGCAGCTTTCGATAATGGTGATGTTATTATGGTAGATGGCATCTATGGCTATGATGAGACAGGTACGAATAAGAGTACTTTGATTCCACTTCAGTTCCGTGTAATCAGCCATGATAATGACAATAACCCTATTGCCTACGCTCTGAATGGAAAGAAAAACCCTTCGCGCGGCAACCGTGACTTTGAAGACAATATTCCGGTAGGTACAACGCTGATGCGCCTCGGAAGAGCCGCAGGCGAGAAAGAGGTTGAAACTGGTAGTTATTACTCTATGCCAGATAAGAGCTTCCAGTATTGCCAGCGATTTATCATGCAGGTTGAGGAGTCTCTTATCAACCGCATGAGTAAGACTCAGGTAAAATGGGACTTCACACGACAGGAAAAAATGGCTATGGACGATATGCGTTATGGCCAGGAGCGAAGTGGTCTGTTCGGTGTAAAGAGCATGTCGAATGGTGGCGAGAAAGTTGGATTGACCTATACCATGGGCGGTATTTACTGGGAAGCAGGCAAGGACTTGCAGATTGGCCATTGGGCTGTCAAGAAAGATGAGAATGGTGAAATTGTTAAGGCAAAGGTAAAAGTACCTAAGCCAGGTGGTACTGGTGGCGAAACTGTAGAGCAGGAAAAAACAGTATATGAGTATGTGATCAGCGAGAAGGAACTTTCTGCTTTTATTGCAGCAGTATTGAAGGGTGCTGGTAACTCCAGCCGTACCAAACTCCTCTTTGTTGACAACTTGATTTATCAGGCATTTGCTAACCTTCGTTCTAATAAGCGTATCATTACCCAGACAGAAAAGGATTATCAGGGTTGGAAACTAGATTTCGAGAAGTTCGAGAGTATGGGTACTAAGATTCTGATTTATCGTCACGATGCTTTTAACTCCTGGGGTATGGATGGTAGAGCGTTCTTGCTGGATGCTCGTTATCTTGACAAATACGTATTCGGTGTATGGAGTAGAAATGAGTTTAACGCTAAGGATCTCTTGATTCGTAACACAGCAGGTGTTGTGATGGAGGAGTATAGCTGCTGGGTACTGACCTTCCCTGATGCTCATGCGCGTGTAGCCCGACCAGTCTTCACTGGTGATGGCGTTACAGATGAGCAGATTTTGGAGGAAGCGTAATCATCGTATAGGAAACTGATAGTTTTCTACATATATCAATCTTGGGGATAGTTGAGGCTAATGCAGTCTCACTATCCCTTCACCATAAACACAAATAGATATGTATAGATTTGTAGCTAAGAGCATGCTCATTTTTGTGGTGACTCTGCCGAGCGGACTGATCAAGAACATTGAGTTTGAACGGTGCAGCAACGATGCCTATTCGTACATTACGGATAACAAGCAGGTGGCAGAATGCATCAGGAAACATCCTCTAACGAAGTCAGGCCGTATCATTGATGAGAGCCAGCCGGAAGAGGAGCAGGTCCAACAACAAAATGACGAGCAGATGAAGGACGAGAATGCCCTTCATTTCGAGAATATCACCAAGGCAAAGAATTATCTCCAGAAGACTTATAAGGTAGATGTAAGGAAACTGAAATCACCTGAGAGTGTGAAGGAGAAGGCTAAAGAGTTGGGTGTGGTTATTGAGTTTTAGTTTATAATTTTTAGTTAATAGGTTTCTTGTTTATGGAAGTTCTTATAAGTGACCTTGTGAAGGAAATGCGCATAGCTATGGACGAAGTGATCCATGATGAGGTGAATGACATCATTACGGATGATTCGGACACGGAAATGAAGCAAGCCATTGAAACGGCAGCACAACAGATTCTGCTGCAAGCACCAGCGCAAATGATTCTCCCCAAAAGGGTGGAAGTTTCGCTGAATGAAAGTGGCAATCAAGATTATGATGCCATCCAAACACAGTTTACAGATGGTCATGGATGCCTGACAATTCCTGACGATTGGCTGAGACTGGTAGAACTGAAACTAAAAAGTTGGCAAAGCACGCTGACGATGCTGATGGAACCAGGCAGCAAGGAGGCTCAGATGCAAGCCTCCCGGTGGACCAGAGGAACGCCACAGAAACCAAAGGGCATGATTACCACATCGCCAATTACAGGAAAGCGAGTGCTGATGTACTGGACTGCCGGAAGGTATGATGCCAACCATGCACCTGTTGGAACTGTATATGATCATGAGGTTGAACTGTTCACTTATATCCCTTATCAAAAGTTAGAGGATGTGTTTTCTACTGAAACTGGGCATGAAAACGAAGTGACCGACCAGAAGATCATCCTTTCCCTGACAGATGAATGCAAGAAATATCTTATCTATCGTGCCATCAGCATCTTCCTGGTAAGTAAGAAGGAAAGCGATTTGGCAGAAAAGTATAACCAATTATCTCAAATATAATATTTTATGGCTATCGATATTAATAAAGAAGATCCTCATTACAAGGGAGAATATGGCAGCATCTATGAGGTGAACCGAAATTTCCCTACTGGTGGTGTGGCCGGTGACTTTGTGGTGATAGACGGTTGGGCTCATTACTGGAATGCAGACAGAGGAACTTGGTGTGTAAATGCCAAGAGGGATAGCTATTGGGACGAGTTGATAACAAATATCATAGAAAAGTTTAAGCTCGTAAGATGTGCTACGTATATGGGCGTGGCTAATCTTGACACTGTGCCTACAAAGGTTATTGATGCCAAAATGTATTATTTTGCGACCGTAGCTGGTACGTATAAAAACTTTGATAATCTCGTAGTTCCTCAGGGCATCAATGTACTCTATTCTGAGAATGGCAGCAGCTGGGTAAACACAACCTTGCTGGAAGTGGCTCAGGAGTTGGGCGTGAGCACCAATAAGGTTGTAAGCCAGAAGACCATGAATGATGCATTGGCTAAGAAGTTCGACAAGGAGAGTGTTGTCCAGGAATCAGGAGAAGCTGAGGATAAGGTGATGAGTCAGAAGGCTGTTAGTGACAAACTCAGCGACTTATCATCCACTATCGACGAAATCAAGGAGAAAGCTAACACCGCCTCTACTGGTGCAAGCAATGCGTTGGGCAAGGCAGAGGCAGCTGGCAAGGCATCTGCTACCAATAAGCAGAACTTAGACAGTGCGGTAGAACGTATTGGTACGCTGGAAGATAATGTGAATACAATCACCACCAATATGCCTAAAATGGTTTGTATGACAGAGACAGCATACGAAGCTTTGGAAACGAAAGACCCAGACACTTACTATATGCTTACGGAGGAATAGCCTATGATAAAGTTAGGAACTAAAGACATCTCTGCTATCAGGTTGGGAAGTAATGTGATTTCGGCAGTGTATAAGGGAAGTGTTCTTATTTGGCAAGCTATCAGAAGTTGCTTTGGCAGTGGATGGTGGGTAAATGAGAAACCTTGGATTAATGATGAAACTTGGAAAAATTAATTAAGATATGGCCACAGAAAAAATAGACAAGGAAATAACTGACCTCAATACCGATTGGGGAGGTTACTTGGGTAAATGGGTACAGAAGCTCATCAAGGACAACTTGATTTCCTTAAAAGATGGGAAGTTCGGTTATATTGACCAAGAGGTAGTACCTGAGGGAAACAACTCTCACATCTATTGGAGATTCTTCTCAGATGAGGATAGTTATCGCCAGTGGTATAATGACAAGGAGACCTATGCTGATAACGTAAAACAGTCGTTTGATTTTGTTACGGCGAAGGCTGAACTCCAGTATATTCTGAGAACTTCTATCACAAAGAGACCTAATGATGTTATCGTAAAGGGGACAGAGTGTGTTGTAGCCATCAATTACAATAGCTACTACGGAGAACCAAGCGAAAAGGATGAGGTAAGTGGAACTCTTGTAGTATCAGTGAATGGTGTTGATATTCCGGAATTGAAACAGACGCTTGAAGCTTCTGGTACGGCAACTGGTAACAATTATGATGTTGACCTGACCAACTATCTTGTGTCAGAAACGAATACCGTAAGGATTACTGTGGCTAATACGCACGGTCAAAGCAGAACTTTCGCTCTCAGTATCAGAACAGTATCTATCAATCTCTCATTTGATGCGAGTTATGTAGAGACTTCCGTAAGGGATGGAAAGTGGGCTTTGCGTGTGAATTGCCAAGGTGCGAATGCTACAGTCTATTGTAAGGTAAGTAATGGTGATGGTAGTGAAACCATGACAAAGACCATCAACAACTCATCAGGCGAGTTTATCATCGACTCAAAAGGCACTTATATAGCTGGTAAGCATGAAATTGAAGTATGGGCAGTCAATTCAGAGTATGGTATTACAACAGAGAAGATACGGACTTCCTATATCAAGAAGGGTAATATCTCTGCTATTGCCATAGGAAAAGATGCTCCTGTATCTGCTACTCAGTATTCTACAATCCAAGTACCCTATTATTTCTACCTTCCTGACAATGAGATTGGCTCTCAGGTTGCAATAGAAATTAAGGTGTTGTATAATAACAATACAGAAGAGGTGGTTCTGACAGACCAGTTATGTACCATAGATGATGATCATACATCAGGAGAGACCCCTTTGAAGGCTACTGTACCATTGGATTTGAATGACTATGCTCCAAAGATTAGTGTAGTAATATCCATTGGCGAGGTGAGTGCAACCCACGAGGTAATAATCAAGGGTGCAGGAGTTACCTTGCAGCCAGTAAGCGAATGCAAGGTTTATTACTCTATGAAGGGTAAGACAAACTCCGATAAGGGTATTGAGAACTTGGAGAGTTATTACGAAGGAGTAAGAACTTCCTATTTGGAGCGTTCTGCCAACTTTAAGTTGAATGACTATAATGGATTCCTGGATGGTAAGGGTATGACCATTGGAGCTGGAAAGTATATTATACTGAAAGACTGGCAACCATTTGCAGAGAACTTTGGTGTCAGCGGAAGCAAGAAGGGAAGAACCATTGAGATTGAGTTTGAGACAGGTATCTGTTCTGATGAGAATGCAGTTATTGTAGATTGTATGGATGATACAACTGGTTTCCGCATATACGCAAATAGAATCGAGGTAAAATGTTCTACTGATAGTGTAATGACTTACTATCCAGAGACCAAGAGAATGAAATTCTCTCTGTCTATCGATGGAACTACTACTCATACGGTCAACAATCTTGGTGGTGGTGATGCAACAGAAAAGGATGTGAACTTGGCTTATCTGTGTCTTAATGGTGTATGTGTAAGAATGTTCGATTATTCTAATGCAAACTGGAAGCAGGGAACACCAAAGGATATAGTCATAGGTTCGGATATGGCACAGGTCATCCTCTATTCTATAAGAGGATATGAGAAATCCATCAACCCTTATCAAGCCCTGGATAATTTTGCTTACGACACACCAGATGTTAATGATGTGTATGATAGCAACGGAATCTTTGATCACTATGGAAAGATAAACCTTGCTAAGCGTAATGACATTCTCAACAGTAGTGGCAATATTCATAACCCTGATGAGATTATATCCTATGAGAAGGTGAAAAAGGCGTTACCTCAATCTCCTATCATCGTATGGAATATCGACAACTTGCCTTACAACAAGAATAATGATGATGTTCCTATCAATGGTACGACCTTTGAAAATCCACTTTGGAATAAGGCTACTGATGGATGGGCACAAGCTCCTTTCACCGTAGGCGCACACATGTTTAATGCCGATGGTACATCCTCAAATGGCTACCCTCTGCCATACAAGAACTTTGCCGAGATATTTGAAACTGGCAATGGCGAGTCTGTAAATATTACCGTAGGATTGGTTGGCGAAACAGAGAACCATACACTTTACTCCATTACTGTCGGTGTAGAGACTGGTGAGAAGGAAATGGTTCACAAGGTAAACTTTGCTTCATCCGAAGGTATCTTCAATATTCATGCCATGAATATGTATCAGCAGATACTTCTTGCTTGTGCTAAAGGTAATGATTCTCTCTATACTGCTTATCAGAAAGAACAGGCAGATTTAGGTAAGGATGTAACATACAGGAAGTCTCTCAGCGGTTTCCCTGAGATAGGATTCCGAAGAACCTCAACAAGTGGAAGTGCTGCGCCTACCTTCCTCAGCATATACAATTTCATCAATAACAAATATTCTGCGTCTTTCCTTGGATTCCCTGCAAAGGACTACATGAAGGCTCAGATATGGGAGATAGATGAGAATGTCAATATGTTCAATCAGGAGGCTGGAGACTATAGCGTTGATGGTGATTCTTTACAAAAAAGTGTGCTGACTGGCATACCACTTTACTATGCGAGAGTACCGAAGAAATCGCCTACCAATAAAACAAATAAACTGGGTGTAGCAAAGAAAACTACGGATAATATCGATGCTACCAATCAGGAGCTTGCGGTAATCAAGCGTTTTCATAATTGGGTGGTTTCCACCAATGTACTCCTTGCTGAGAGATACAAGCGTGAGCATGGCGATTATGCAACGCTTCCTGCTCCGGTAGTTTATAATGGAACGACTTATGAGAAGGATAATCCGGCATACAGACGTGCGAAGTTTACTGCGGAGGCAAGTACATATACGAAACTTGATAGTGCGATATTCTATTTCAATTTCTGTCAGTGGATTATCGGTATGGATTCCATGGATAAAAACATGAGTTTAGCATTTGATACAATAACTTGGAATGAAGAATAATTATGGCAAAGACGGTAAAAGAAGCTAAGGCTGATATATTTCTGAGGGACACAGACAGCCAGTCTCTTTTTAATAACTCTGGTGTGTTATCATTCAAATACTACCATGAGTGGAATGACTGTTACAATCAGGTAACAGGTGAGACAGCACAGATTGCTGGCGAGGTCTATGACGAAACAACAAACTCATACAAACCTAATTGTCCAGAAGGTTTCTCTCCTGTATTCAATGGCAGACTGTCTGCCTTGTGGGATAATATTGTAAATTGTTTCCCTAACGAGGTGGAAGCCATGTATAAATCAATGAGAGGAAATGGTCTTACTTATCAAGACATGCTCACAAAGTATAAGGACTTTTGGAAGTATTGGTGCGAGAATCTGTATAATGCAGATGCCTTCGGCTATGCAAACACCAACAACTTTACAAAGGCTTATGGTGACAAGGTGCAAGTGATGGACTATTTCTTTGGTAAGCGTCAGAGATACCTTGATAGTAAGTATCATTGTGGCTCGTCTGTTGGCAATAACCTTCGCTTGCGTTTATATGAAGTTGGTAGAGGCTTTGCCATCAAGCACTATCAAGCCATCTATTGTACCTTACAGTGGGGTGTAGGCAACTTTGATGATCACCGTAATATCAAACCAGGCACTTATTCATATATGCCATTCAAGTTCTCTAACCCTCAGGATGCGACTTTTGACGTTGATGATGCAGACCTTATTACAGAGTTATCAACCTATGTCAAGGGTAGCAATGGAAATTATAACATCTATGGCTTGGAGGGTCTTGGTGACTTTAAGTTTGACCTCAATATGAGTTTATTAAAAAGACTCACAAAGTTCGTTATGAACTATACAGCATCTAAACCAAACACGAAAGAGGCTGGAACGAGCTTTGACCTCAGCAACATGGGCATGCTAAGACAGGTGATTGTCAGGAACGTGAAGAACTTGGAAAAGAGTATTATCTTATCCTCTGACCTCTTGGAGGAGATTGACTTCACCAATACTCCTATTACAGGTGTAACGACACCTCCTACTGATATGCTCACTAAGCTGGTATTGCCTGACACTATTGCTGAGCTGCATCTCAAAGGCTACTCAAATTTGTCAGCTAACGGAATGACAATAGGTTCTTATGCTAATATTAAGTATTTGGACTTTGAAGATTGCCCTAATTTGGATAGCTATGCGATTTGCAAGGCTTGTTTTGATGCTAATAGTCCTTTAGTAGAAGCAACTGTTAAGGGTGTAAACTGGTCAGTAGATGACATGAAGTTCCTGATGTGGCTTGCTGACAAGGGTGTAAAATTACAAGGAAAGATTGTATGCACAGCTAATGTTACAATGGACCAGAAGCGAAAGATGCTGAATGCTTGGGGAAAAATTGATAACGAGGGTAACAGTCTGTATATCTCTTATGAGAAGGTCGCTATTAAGAGTGTATCAATCATCGGAAAGAAAAATTTCGGTACAAAAGGAGATTACTCTTTAACGCTAAGAACTTTACCATCGACAGGTAATAACTTCACATCTGAAAGGTGGAGTATAAGTGAGAATAGCTTCGCTACAATAGAAAAAGATACTGGTGTTATACATGTCAACAAAGTAGGGTCTAAGGAGAATGATGATAAGGCTACGGTATATCTGGAAGTTGAGTTATCAGATGGAAGTACACTTAACGCAGAGAGTGAGATATATTTTTACCCTTATCAAGCGCAGCTTGGAGATTACGTATTCTCTGACGGAACTTACGGCGGTGACCTTAGCTTTTCTGACGCTACCCCTATTGCTGTCATCTTCTATATCGAGCCAAAGGAGCGCAAATGGGCGATTGCGGTAGCCTTAAATGACTATGGGTTGAGAGTATGGGGACTCTATAACTCGACAGATGCTAATTTTGGTATGAATGGTATCAAATTGGGTAGCAATCCTATCTATAATGTATATAATCTGCCATTGTTACAGGAGTACACTAATATAGTGAATGTATCTGACTCAACCATGCGTGATGAAAGCAATACTGCTAATGATGGGTTCAAGGAATATCTTGCTCTTAATTCAATCAGCGACATCGGCTTTGAGAAAATCACGCAGAGTATGTGGGACACCAGCGTAGGTCATACTACTCTCAGTGAGTACTTTGATCGTGTGGGATTGAAAGTGGGCGATATGGTTGCTCGTGGTCAGCTCAACACCCTCAAGATTATTGCTCACAGAGATTACATCTTGAAGGATACCAACGTGAATCTGCCTATCCCGAAGGCAACGTCAGATAAGACTTTGGCACAAAGTCTATCGGAATGTATCAAGAGCGTACAAGCATCGCATAACAACGCAGAGAAGTATCAGCAGTATTACTACCCTGCTGCCAGCTATTGCAATGCCTATATTCCTTCGCTTGATAATAACACTCAGACGTTAGCAGAGCAGTTCAGTGAGGGGCATTGGTTCCTGATGTCTTCCGGCGAGATGGCACGCTGCTCTTGGTATGCAAGAAAGGGGTATGATGATGCGAGCACCCCTCATGCCATCTTTGCGAAACCATGGGCAGACCTGCGTTTTAACAAGTTCTCGAACACAGAATACTTGCTGTCTTCCGAGTATTCTGAGACCAATTCTTGGCTTCTGAATCCTGTGACCGGGGGTTACAACTTCTTCGCCTACAACAAGGGCTACCCTCGTCTGGCGAGGGCAGCGGTCGCATTCAAGCTTTAAGATTAAAAAAGTTTTTGTATTAAATATCAATTAATCAAAATAGAAATTTATGGATAACGAGTTTATGCATGAGTCGCAGGACATTGTGATAGGCAATGACTGTGGAAGATTTGTAGTGAGCGTAAAGGTGGAAGTAGGAAGCGAGGATATGGTTACGCTGCCCGTAGCCGTGTGGAACTATGGTGCCATTGTATCAGCTCTCATCAGACATAAGTACTCAGAGAATGAGGTTGAGGCAATAGTAAGTAACTCTCTTATGCTTATGCAAAATCCTTCAAGTGTGAGTGAGGAGGAATCCAATGAGAAGCTGAATGAGTTCAATGAGTTCCAAGAATACAGAGAGAAGTGCAAGGCAAGAGCCAAAGAACTTCTCGCCATCGGTGAGACAATGGGGATAAAGGAAATGTAGTCCTGAGTGTATAACAAATAATAATGTATGATGAGAAATATATTAAAATTAAACAAGCGAGACTGGATTGGTCTCGTTTGTTGGCTGCTGGTAAGTATATTAGTGGGTCTGCTTTCTTTGCCTGTGATGGTTGGCAGAGAGATATATCAATATAAGCACTATCATCTCTCGCGATTTGAGTGGGAAGATATTGTGAGGTATTCTGTCGTGATTGTACTCGGTAGTATTATTAATTACTTTATTTTTTAAACAAAATGAGAAAAATAGAAAGAAGTATTGTCTTTGTTTTGATGCCATGTCTGAATATAAGGATATAGAATAAAAGATGTCACCTACCTGAGTTGGCAATATCACACAACCAAGTTCATTCTCTATCAAACTAAGATGGCTAATCAAACACTAATATACGAATAATTTGCTTACAGATTGTTACTTTATCAAAGCTTAACTTTAAAATTTTGCTCAAAATGAATTGATTTGAGCAAAAAATTGTAATTTTGCCACAGATTTTAATTTTATCAAGAACGTAGAACAATTAACTATAGACAAAAGGAGAAGAATTTATGACTAAAGAGGAAGAAGATGAAGTACATCGGTTAGTTCAATCAGTCGGTGTTGTACAGTTGTCAAGAATAATGTTTAAGGGCATGGACGTTAGCGAAATGATAAACGTTATTATCCTTGCAGGTAGAGGCTACAGCGTAAAGCTACTCACTTGGTTTAAGTATTATTGTGAAGTGATGCCTCTGTTTATCATGCTTTTTCATATTGCATGCATGGTAACATTTGCGTCTCATGAAAAAGAAATGTGCGTATGGTTTAAGGAGAATTGGGTATCGGCAGCATTTATCTATTTTTCCGTTTACATCCATCCGCTTGTGCTTATAATTGCGAGCAGATTCTTTTGGCTCTGCTACAGATGGCGTATTCCGATGATCATCTACCTATTTGGGATAAATGCTATTCATATCGTATACTGGAATGTTTTTACCACCAACGAAATGATGGAAGCTAATGTTGTAATACTTGTAATGACCATTATATTTTATGTATATGGTTTTGCCGATAAGTATTTCTCAGGCAAGGGCTGTCAAAGTTTAATCTCTAGATTATAATGATATGGGAAAGTTATTTGGTTATCACACCTTGGGAGTGTTATTAAAATCGTTATCGGATTCTTGTTTTCGAGCAGACGAGCAAGAGAAGAGAGGGGAGAAGGTAACTGCTTGCGGAATGAGTAGCGATGAGATAGAAGACCTTTGTGAGAACTATCTGCCGTATGCTCTCAACCCAATGATGACTGCCGGTCAGGTGAAGAAGGAGGCGCATATCAGCGAATCTACCCTAAGAAGGGCTATCGCTGATGGGGAACTAGAGAGCGTGGGAAACGCTGGGGATCATTCTCATTTCTTTAAAAAATGGGACGTTAAGGAGTTTATTAAGAAAAGATTGAAAAGAAACAAGAACTAAGCCCTATCGCAACACGGATAAGCGATATGAATATGGTAACATTTTTATTTGTAGAGTGTGCTATCATTATAATGTTGAGCGTTTCGTTTAATATCTTTGTTTGGTGGACAGGAGATTATAAACGCAAGAAGTGGTTGTTTGCGTGGCTAACATTTATCAATGTGATAGCGATTGCTGGAACCATCATCACTTATTTTATGGGTAAATAACAGAATAATGAAGAGAAGCTGATGAGGCTTCTCTTTTTTGATATGGGTCTATGTCACCTTAAATCTTTGGAAATCAGCTACTAAAAGAATGTTTGACAGAGTTATTAAACATGTAGATATTTTGGGATAACTTTGCTGCCGTAATCGATTACATGTGTGAATAAACAAAATGTACAACTTTTATTACTTAAGGAATTATGGCAGAAGAAGTAATTAAGACTACCTCTTGTTGCAACGATGCAATGATGGGTGGTTTGCTTGGAGCGATGGCTAATCGTGACAACAACAATCCTTTGGCAATGGCGGCTATGATGCGTAACCGTGACGATGATGACATGTGGAACAATCCGTTTGCCTACATGATGATGATGGGCATGATGCGCTATATGTATGGTGCAGACTGGAACAATCGTGACAATGGCGCAGACGTGCAGCGTGCGGAGATTCAGGGTCAAATCGAGAGCTTGCGCAACCAGATGGCAGACAACCAGAACAGCAACTTGCTGATGGGTGCCATCCAAGGTAACAGCAACGACCTTAAGATGTTGGCAAATAATCTGAACTGTGACTTCAACGCCTTGCAGAACTCTATCTGTGGCATCCAGGCTGGCATCCAGCAGCTTGGTGGTCAGGTAGGATTCTCGGCAGAACGAGTGATCAACGCTATCTCGCAGGGTAACTTGCAGATGACAATAGCGCTGAAGGATTGCTGCTGCCAGACGCAGCAGAACATCATCAAGATGGGGTACGACAACCAGCTTGGTCAGAAGGACATCGTTAACCAGATGCAGCAGGGCTTTAGCTATACCAACACTGGTATAGAAAGAGCAGCTTCGGACCTCGGTTTCCATATGCAGCAAGACAAGTGTGACATCATCCGTGCAGGTGAGAACAACACCCAGCGTATCATCGATACCTTGACAGGCCATTGGAGCCAGGAGCAAGCCAACGAGATTCAGGACTTGAAGTTTAAGAACTCTCAGTTGCAGCAGAACATCTACCTTGCCAATCTGATGAATGGTGGTTGCGGATGTGGCGCAGGTGTAGCAGGTGGCTATCAGTAAAAAAGTAAAGAATGAAACAGAAGCGTAGTGGTATGAACAAGATTTCTCCAGTGGGCTTGGCTACTACAGCATTGGTAGCCAACCAAGTTTCAGTCTTAGCTACTTACAATGAGAAGCTTTGCAGACCTTATTGCGTGAATGGCAATGTGCAGCCACAGGCAAGCATAACCTACAGTTATGAGCAGCCTATCCTGAATGGTACAACGGTGTTTGTGCCTATCGTGGCGACAATCTCCATCATTTCGCCTGTAATAGGCAACAAAAACATGATGAGAGCACAGCCGTTGATTTACACGGAAAGATGGGTAGCAGCCTTCCAAGGGCAGACAGCACTGCCAACGGCTGTAACTATCGCCAGTGTTGGCAGATCGCAAAAGGCTAACGATGTGGTATGCGGAAAGGCTAGAGGCCTGAGCATATTTGACAGTCTGACCGTAGCATTGACTACTGCTTAGTATCATTATAGAGGGAAATGGTGGATGGTGTGTAAGCCATCGTTTCCCTCGCATTATCCATTTAAAACGATACGATTATGATATTCAGAGACTTGAAGGCTGGATTTCCAATCTATCTATTTGATAGAGCCAGCAGAAAATTTAAACAAGGTAAGGTGACGACCAATCCATGCCCTGACTTTGAGAATGGCAAGCAGAACGTAATGGCTGCTATGCCTGGAATGCCTAATTATGGGGCAAGGAACGTGAAAGTAAACGTGCAAACTGAGGATGGCAAGCAGTCTATCTACTCGGTTGTAGATACTGAGCAAACAGCATATAGCGACACCCTTGTAATCTCTTGTAGTAAGGAGAGTATCATCAACGAGGTAAACGCATTGAAGAACCAAGCCAACGACATCATCAATAAGATGCCGGACTTCGAGCAGACCGTAAAGGACTGTGATCAACTTCTCTCAGAGTTGGACACATCATTTCGTGACCAGCAGAGAACAAATCAGCGACTTAACAACATGGAAAACAAGCTGGACGAGATTTTCAAATACGTCAAATCACAAAAACAAGAATGATATGAACTTAGTAGAACTTATCACAAAATATCAGAGTGACGCTACACCGGAGCAGATGGTGAAGGTAACCAAGATCATCGGCAAGTTTGTGGCTATGCACGCTACGGAAGAAGACCTCCTGAAACTCTACAAGGAGATTTATGGGGTTGTGGGTAACGGCCACTTCAACGACTTCTTTGCTGAGGCTCAGATCAAGAAGATGGTGTTTGAGGATGACAAGGAGGTAGAGCATCGTGCTCCTTACTATACCATGGCCAAGACGCAGGAAATCTATGAGACGGTGAAGGACGAGATCCGACCATATAACCAATGGGATTTTGCCGTGGTGCTGAACATGATCTACTCTGACAACTATAATCTGATGAAGAAATGGTTCCCGGAGGACAGCGAAGAGCAGTTGATGGATAAAATGGTGGATCTTGCCGTAAACTGGCTGAGGGATGATGATAACCCTTATGGCCATTGTAAGGCTTGGGGGTACTTCAATCACTAAATTATTTCCATAATGACCTAAGATATATAAAAGAAAACTATCAGAAGAAGAGAATGCAGGCGGAAAATGGGCTTGTGTTCTCTTTTTTCGTATGAAGTTGCGCAACTTATCACAGAGAACTGGGAATGATGGCTTATATTTGCATCGTTTCCATAACGGAATGGGGACGGATAAATGAAAAAGAAAATGAATGATATTCGAGGTTACTTAATTGGGACGATATGGACTTTTCTGAGTCTGCTGGTTCCCATCAGGGATTTTATGATTGCCATGATGGTATTATTTGGGCTGAACCTGGTGTTTGGCATCGTGGCTGCAGTGTTTAACGGTGAAGAATGGAGCTGGAAGAAATTCGGTATGTTCTTCGTATGCTGTGCAGTGTTCTTCGTGACGGTGGCAGCATTGTTTATTATCGGTCATTTCTTGCATTCTGATACAGAGGCTCTGTTTTGCGTGAAGTGGGTGTGTATAGCTGCAACCTATCTGTTCACGACCAACATATTGAAGAACCTGAGACGGATGCTAGTGTCAGATACGCCCTTTTATAAACTTGTGGACTATGCTTATTATGCGCTGACACTTGGATTCGTAGAGAAATTCCCGATGTTTAAGAGATACCAAGAATATAAAAACAATAAAGAAAATGGAAATGAAAATGAAGGAAATCAGATTAGAGCAGTTGCTGATGGCAATGCCTAACGCAGGGAAGAGAGCAGAGAAGTTTCTGCCATGCCTGAACCGATTTGCCGAGGAGTTTGAAATAAACACGCCTTTGAGATGGGCGCACTACTTGGCTCAGATTGCCCATGAGAGTTGTGAACTGAGATATACCAAGGAGATTGCCAGCGGAAAGGCGTATGAGGGAAGAAAAGACCTTGGTAACACCCATAAGGGAGATGGCGTAAGGTTTAAGGGGCGTGGGCTGATCCAGATAACAGGGCGAGCCAACTACAGCAAGTATGCCGGATATTGTGGCTATGATGTAGTTAAGAAGCCCTACCTCTTGGAGCAGCCTCTTGGTGCGACACGTTCCTCGATGTGGATATTCGATACCTTCGGTTGTAACGAATTGGCAGACGAGGATAATCTGAAAGCAATTAGACGGAAAATTAACGGTGGCTACAATGGACTGGACAAATGCGAGGAGTATTTGAAAAGGTCAAAGCGAGCCTTAAACATATCATAGCTTATGAAGACAAGACATTGGATCATCTATCTGCTGGTATGGGTAGCTTATTTCTCTGTGCTCTTTTTGACGAGCTGCAAGACGAAATATGTGACCGTGCCGGAATATCATATCCAATATGTGGCAAGAACGGACACGGTGGAGAAAACAGATAGTTTCTACCGGAAGGATAGCGTATATATCTATCAGAGGGGTGACACTATCTTTAAGGATAGGCTTGTGCTGCAAAATAGATACAGGTATCTGAACAAAGTGAAGACTGATTCATTCATCAAACGAGATACTATCTATGTTCCGAAGCCGATGGTACGAGAACTGAGCAAGGCAGAACAGAGGTATATTACCCTGGGGAAGTATACAGCCAAGATCATCCGGACCCTGGTAGTTGCAGTGATAGGTTTGCTGATTTGGTTGTGGCATAGAAAGAAATAAGGCTTATGAAAACGATAACTATAAAAATAGTGAAAAAGAGCGTGATGGGTGTGGTAGATGGACTATCTGCCACCATTGCGCAGCATAACCCGGAAGTGGACTTCCAAAGCGTATGGGCCAGTGATGCAGAAGAGGCTAAACTGGATATATACTATAGGGAGGCGATAACCGACCTAGAGAATTTTCTTGCGAGGTTTTCTTCTTCGACCACACAGAAGTTTGATTTGCAGGCTCTGGCTGATGATTTCTCTATCAATATAGTGACACTTGCTTCTTGGCCGCCAAGGTTAAGTGGTGTGCTGAGCAATCAGATTCAGAACTATCTTGTGCATGCAATCCTTGCCGGGTGGCTGAGCGATTTTCCGGATATGGCTCATACGGACTATGCCAGTATGGGAGCGAGTGACCTTGATGCCATTAAGGAGATTTTGTTAAAGAAAGACTTTAGCTTTGCTGAGGCTGAAAGAAAAGCCGATGATACAACGAAAGAAGGCTCTTCAGCCAGCGATACATCAGTCAGAGCAGTGGACCTTAACGAAAAGGCTGGTTCTTCTCCTATGGCTTCGGCAAGAAGTGGGGATGAAATAGGTAAGCAGAAGAATGCGCAGGCAACTGCCGGGCGGTCTGTAGATGCTGAGGCTAAAAGTCAGAATGAACTGGATGCTGAGGCTCGAAATGTGGACGAAGTAGATAAGGATGGCCAGAGTGGGCCGAAAGGGTCTGAGCGCAATCAGGACTTCGTTTCGCAGCATTTTCATCAGGATCGTGTAGACTGGAGCGGAGGCAGGCCACCTTATGAACTGAGGTAGATTTATTAATCATCTAAATATTTCGAAATATGGATAGTAAACTAATTACGTTGAACTTTAGCATGGAGCAGGTATGCAATGACATATTGGCTCGATGCTATGTGTTGAGCCAGGGACTGGTAGATGATGCCCAGAAGGACATCAGAGCCACTATCGAAAGTCCTGACAGTAAAGAGACTCGCAGTATTATTAATCGTGCAGTAACAGAAGCTATCGGTAATATCAAGGTTGCAGCTCAGCGTTATCTGACCTCAGGTAGAGTGGAGGATAACAACAATCTGGAACGACTTGTGAAGGGTACGAAGAAGTATGTGTACACCGATAACAACAACGGCACATGGACTGAGGTTGTGACCACAAGCATCATCGGTCAGGAAGATGAGGAAGTGACTTCTACTGTAACCAAGGCTGGCGTAGACCGGGAGGAAAGTATCTATGAGACTGTTACCCTGAAACTGGAGATTCCGAACTGGAACGTGGCTGTGACGGATGCGCTTAAGAGCAATATGCATCGGTATATGGTTGACTATACGATGAGTCAATTTTTGCATGATCAGTATGCAGATAAGGCTGGACAGTATGGGGAGAGTGCTACAGCAGACTTCAATAATATGAAGAGCAACCTGTTAAGCCGGGATAACTATACTTTGAGACGGCCGAGCTTTACCTAATGAAACTTTTTTCCTTCTTTCGTTTTAGGTGTGTTTATGGAAAGAGCCTTCGCTTCGGGATAACACCTGATTTGCGAAGGCTCTTGTTTTTTGACATGGCTTAGAAAGCCATGGAACGATGGGTTTACTGTTAGAACTTACTGAAACGCCTGATGATTTCGAGGCGCGTATCAAAGTATTGATTAATTGATTTCATCTTCAGGTATAGGGCGATGCGGAAGAAACGATAGCTGTGAGTAGCCATGTAGCTGGACTTCATGCCGCCCAAGCGACCGATGTAATGCCAATTCTGATTATCATTGCTACCATATAACCACATGATTGGTATGCTGCCAGATGTGAGGGAATGGATATATCCTGTAATGGAATCAGGTACGTTATCTTCATCGAACTTAAGTGTACGAGTAACTATGATACCATGATACTCTGTTGGATCTTCGTAATCGTAACCCTTATCAAGCACCATCACGCTGCCATCCCTATATTGTATGTAGGGGTGTGGGTAGGAATTGATTGACGTGAGCACGTTCTGTATAAGGAAAGTGCTCCAGGCATTATCCTTGATAGAATAGCAGAGGGCCACCGTATCAGCCGTAGAGGACCTACTCGTCTGCGTAACATCCAGGCATAAGATGCGAGAGTTTTTGTAATCGTAGATAACCTGACAATGCTGGAAGAACTCTATTGGCGATGAAGTAAAATCTATGAGTTGACGCATCTGAGCCTTGATTGTCTTGACGGATTCGCTATCCCCTTCTGCATCAACGAAGAAGTTGAGGAACTTACCTAGACTACCGGAAATGTTGAAGCCGGGACCATCTAAGACATCGGACATAGAAACCACTTGTGACTCTGCTATGCGACTGAGGGAGCGGTTTGTGGCGAAAAGCACGGACTGATCGAGCTGTGTGATAGACTTCGGATTGCTACAAACCTCACGACTAATTGGGTGGATGCTGCTATAAGTGCCTTTGGAAGAGACTTCCATCGCCCAGATACCATCGGTAGAGAATGCCATTAATGGGTACTGACCGAACTGACCCTGTGAGAGCGCACGCGTGGTGGAGGCTATACCCTGTATAGTTCCGATACCTACGGTGTTGATGCCGTTAAGAGGGAAAAAGAAGGGATTGTCGGACTCGGATGTGTAAATCTTGGACGGCATATAAACGACATTATCAACGGAGTAAGTAAATTCACTAACCTCATATTTACTGTAATCAGATGTAAAGAAACTGAGATGCATGGCTCCATTGAGTTCTGCACACTCGGTGAGAGGGAAGGAGTAGATATGCGAAGAATATTGTCCGCTGGTATTTTTTAAGGTACAGAAGAACACCATCTTTGTAGCGCGCGAGTCTGGATAGAATTTCATAGAGTTGAACAAGCCAGCTCTGTTTATGTTCTGTATTGATACGTTCTTTTCTACAATCTTCTGCCCCTCGGCAGTTTCTATGACTGTAACGATTTTGTTTATACTGAGTTGGCTTTCAGAACTATCGAGATTTACGAAGAAGCGGCAGCCCTCAGGGAACATAGATAGTCCAAAACCATCAAAAAGAGTCTCGGATATTCCGTAGACATTAAGTCGGTGGTTGTAGACGTAAGCACCTTTGGCGGTTATAAGGTTGTGGCTTTTGTAGTCGTCCTTCATCTGCTGCTGTAGCGAAATGTTTGATATAGTGGATTTGTCGACAGGCAGGTTTGTGCTAACAGCCGGAAAGTTACTGATGCTTTCCAAATCGAGCGATGCGATCTTGAAGAAGGAAGAAGTGTTGCGAATCTTCTGACAATAATTTTCATCTGTCAGTGATGGTATCTCAGCAAGAGACACGTTGTGAAACCCGCCTTTATAAATATATGCACCACTTGATGGCGCATACGAAATAATCCAGTCCTGATCAGGGCACACGTTTCGCATGGTATAGTCGACAGTCTTCAACACAAACTTATTAATACGCTGAGAGCTGTCTGTCTTGGTAATGGGCGGTGTGATATACACATCTATGGACCGAACAATGTTTTTCCATTTCTGCAGCTCGCTAAAGACATCTCTCTGGCAAGCATACATTAAAGCGACATTACGAGGCTGATACATTAGGACGTTATTGCTTGCAGTAAAGGAATATTCCTTTCCGTTAGCATCTTTTCTGTTATACTTTAATGTGTCTGTATACAGCTGAACCTTTGATGCACTCACCACTCTTCCAAAGTCGTCGTACTTTACGTCGCTGGCATCAATAGCAGTATCATCATTTCGTGGTGTTTTCGTGCCAGCCCACGACACGACATTCATGTTATATACCCTGTAATTGTTTGGTATGAGTACGGGCATAAGAATGGGAGCAGAGTGCAGAATTGTGGATCCGTCATATAGACGATAACAATAACGCACCATAAAATTGGCATAGAAACGTCCGTTCTTTGCGATGAGGCTGTTTGTGCGATTGATAAGTGCCCAAATGCTTTCGGTTAATTCAGCCTGTTTCTCCAGTTTAACGTCAGCAACGGCATCTCCAGGTTTATACGCTTTGCTTTCTACAATATTCAAGAGATTGCTTACATTCTCCGTTGATACCTGGAAAGCAACCGTAAATCCATCTGCCGAACCTGTAATATCGATTCCACCTGTTTCGTAATTCTCGGGTTGGTCATAACTACTGAGAGAAAAAAGAATCCTCATGAAAGGTGGCTTCTGTCCCAAGTATTCATATTTATCTTTGAGCCATACAGCGTAGTGTATGCCATCGGTAGCCACGATGATGAGGGTGTTGCCGATGGAGTTGATAGAGATCACGGTGGATTCGTAATCGAAGGACTTGATAGGTGTGGACGAGCCTAAGGTGCCATCCTGCATGAACCAATAAATGGAGGATGAGGCTATGGCTATGAGGTGGTGGTAACTGCCAGTTTCGTGTACATAAAGAATCTTAGCCACTACACCATTAATGGTGAGTGGCTGAGAGAGGGGTGTTCCTGTGACAATAGAAGGGCGCAATGCGCCATCATGCAGCTCAAGATTGCCACAGAGGGATAGCGCACCGTTTTCTACTGCCATTTCATCAGGAGTTAGGCTGAGGCCTTTGTATCTAATTGATTGTTGCATATTTCTTAATGTTTAATATTTTATTATCGACAATGCTCGCTGTCGGCCCTATTGACGATTGCTAAGGCTGGACAACTGACGCCATCTACATTGAGATTGATGGTTTCATTAGCCGTAACCAGTTCTATCAGCTTAGTACCAGTCGGGATATTCGGTATATAGCTAAGCAAGAAACTGACGGTAGAAACATTACTGGCATGGAGCTGCCCCTTACGGCCAGACAGTTTGATGCATACATTTTTAGCTTCTAACTCCGATGTGGACTTGATGACATACATCTGCTTACTTGGATTATAGAAACAGAAACAAATCTTATCACCCGGATGGAGATCCAGCAGTTTGCAAGGACTAGACCTTAGAGTGATACGCCCATTCAGATTAAGGGCAAGTCCTCGCTTCTGAACGCGAGGACGATTGAGAATAATGACATCATTTGTTAGCTTCATGATCTGTGGGTTTGTGGAGCCAGAAACGGAAATAATCGTTTTCGGCATCCTGGTTGCGTACTTTTACATATTCTCTTGTAACATAAAAATGCTTCTTGCTAAGAGTAGGGTTGAGGTTGTAATCATTCAACATCATGGCTGGCTCAACTCTGCCATCGAAGGAAATCTCGTACCAATAGCGATGGAGAAAGAACCATGGACGAAGACGGACCTCCTGAATGGTGGTGTAATTACTCTTGTCTGCCCGGCACGGTACGATGCTCCAGGAGCCATCCTGCCAATGCTCTGTGGTCACTTCTCCACCTGGTGCCATTTCATGTTTCTTGATGATGGACTTTTGTATTTTGACGAGAAGGCAAACATCAGCCGTGAAAACTTTAGCCATCTTGCCATGGCAGAGCATGACGAAGCGGCCTTTCTTGTCTGGAAGTAGGCTACGCTGTTTGCCCGGCTTATTGATGACACAGACGGTGGAGAGGAACTTATGTCGGGCCATGGAGAGAAAATCGGGCAGTTTCGCCTTGGCGTGCATGCGGTCGATGACCTTCTGAACCTTTTTGAAGTTTTTCTCTGCCTGAGTCTCATGAATAGTGACCGGAGATTGAGGTAACTGATCTTTTCCCTTTTGCTCACGAATCTTCTTAACGTTTTCACGAACCTGCTTCTTAGAAGGTATTTCCAGAAGATGACCCGTTTTCTTATCAAGTCTGTATCTTGTTTTTTGATTATCCATAATGAGTAGTCTTTAAATGTTGCCAGAGTTGAGGCAAATGATTTCGAAATGATGATTCTCGCAGATGTCGTTGCCGTTGGCCATACGATGATTGAAGGAGCAAGGGATATGCTTGTTGTACAGATCACACTGGAAGCAATGTTCAGGCACTTCTTCCTGTTCTTTGCTGTCTCCATTATCAGTTGCAGGCATCTTACTTGGTACTGCCCTGACAACACGGCCAAAGTGGTCATAAAGTTGACCGGGAACGATACAGGTTGCCTCACGGAGGGATGGGAGATTGTAACCCATCTCACGGATAAACCAGAGGCGTAGGTAAATGATTAAACGTTTCAACTTCTTCATATATGATTGATGTTATATATTAATAATGTGGGTAAAGGTACGAGAAAAATGAGGATAAAAAGTGATAACTTGCGCAACTTAGCTTGTTGAGAACCAACTTGCGCAAGAATTGTCAGTGATTACTCGGTTTTACCGTCCTTCTCTTTCTGCTTGTTATCAGTGGAAGGCTCATGCTCGAAGACATCAAAAATCTTGGTCTCGCTGAGGCTCTTCAACTCATAGTCGTTCATGGTCTTGCCCATAACCTCGTCTACATAACGCTTGGCACGCTCGATGCTCTTGGCTTGGATGAGGTAGTTGACATAGGTACGCTTCTCCTTCACTATTTTCTCATTAATGGTGATGAAAGCTAAACGAGCCTTGAACCAAAGATCATCGTCATCAATATCAGAGAAGAAAATCTCGTTGTAGTTGGCTGGGTTGATGTTGGCAATCTTAAGTTCATCAGATACATAGACTGCCATGTTATCGATGATGCTTGCTTCTGCCTCGGTGAAGGAGAGGGCATCAACAACATACAGCTCGTTTACCAATTTCTCGCTTCCATCCTCCTGAGTCTTTTCATAGCGCACCTTGCACTCGAACCATGTGCTTGTACGAGAGCGGAGGGAAGAACCATTACCTGTACCAATGAAGGACACCTTTGTCTGGTTCTGAGGCTTGTTTTCTGTCTTGTTCATAATCTTAAGAATTTAAATTGTTATTAATAATTTTGTCTAACTCTTCCTGAGGTAGCTGTTTTCCGTCTTTGCCAAGATATTCCTTGCAGAGGTAATACATGGTGCCAGGATGGTCGGGATGGCGGTAGTGGTCATTTAACTCTATATTGGCAAGCTGCTCATCCGAGGAATTAAAGATAGAACGAGCCTGATGTGCTCTTGGCATACGTTCCATGACGTGGTACTGGATGATGTAGCCATCTTTCTTTATCTGCTCGTCTAAGAGACGTATGAGCATCTTATCTATCTTGGCTTCTTTCTCCTTGATGGTCTTGAAGAGGGAGTTGACCAGCTCCTTGTCGGGCTGTAGCTTCTTCTTCTCTTGGAAATATTGGATGGTTGAGGCTCTAAGTTCTGCTACCAGAAGGAAGAATGTGCCGTTGTCGTTCTGAGGGACATCATTTCCGTCTGCCTTCATGATGATGCCATCGACACGCTTTTCAAGTTCGATGGACTGGCGCAGCATCTTCTTATCGCGGTGTGCCCAATATTCCTTTTCCATTGTTCGCATAGCTGAAACCAGCTTGCGAAAGGATAATACTGATTCTTCACTCATATTTTATTTGATACCTAAAGTTTGTTTGACTTTTCTGATGCGTTCCTGCTCCTTGGGGAGGAGGTTGCCTTTTTCGTCTATTCGGCAGAGGAGTCTGAGATTTGGTTTAATGGTAATCCACTTATGGAGACCATCGTGCTCACGCTTTATCTGTCGAAGTTGGGCTTCTTGCAGTCTTTTGTGCAAATGCTGCTCATGACGAAGTTTATTGATTTCGTTCTGTATTCTGTCCATTGGCTAATTTTCTGCTGCAGGGATTAAATCGTATAATGAATCCCATTGTTCTTTTCCTACATATTCAAGTGCTTTTTCTACATCTTCAACACGAATAAAATCAAAGTCCATTTTGTTTGGCATATTGCTAATAAATGTATAGTCTTTAGCACATGATTGCATGTATTCCTTAAAATGCTTCTTCTCTTCCTTAGAGAGGTATGAAGGACGATTGACAAGTTGCTGTTCGAAGTGATTAAATGATACCACAAATTTATCCTCAATTCTTTTTTCGATAGAAGTGAATGAGCGAATTGCTTCATCTATTTTCTTTAAAGACTTATCTTGTTCCAAATTGAAATCTGCAAGTTCCACCTTGATCATTGATAGAGCTTCTTCCGTATCTTTCAAACGAGATATTTTGGTGTCGACGGCATCGGAAGCAGAAGCTAATACCTTTAGAGATTTCTCTAGATTGGCATCATTTTTCTTGATAGCCTCTCTGTATGAGATAAGTTCATCACGCTGATCTGCGATAATTCGCATCATACGCTTGTTTTTGTCATCGAAGCGAACCTTGAAGTTCTTGTCTCTTAGCGTGCAAGAGACGATGCCAAGCGTGATAACAAAGACCACGCTGAGGCAAATAATTAATGTTATTGTTACATACATAATTTATAATGTTTAAAGTTCTATTTCTTCTGCTTTGTCGGCAGGAATGTCGTAATAAGGGATGGAATATCCTTTGTCCTTCATTTCGTCTGGGAGATAGCAGCGGTAGTATACTCCGTAGAAGTTTTGCCATTTTTCCTTGACTGTGAGTATTGTTCCAGCCGGAAGCTCAGGCTTCGGCTTAAATGAAGAACGAGGATAACATCCTGTCTCATGCTCATCAGCTGCGCAACAAGATGAGGATTTCCATTGCTCTAATTCTTGTTTAATAATTCTCAACTGTGATAAAACATGCTCTGCATTGATAAACTTGGAGTCTGAAATATTTAATGCGGATTCTATCTCTAAGATGAGCATATTAACTCTTAATTTGACATTTAACTCTTTCTCTTTCATACGCTACTCTTCTATAAGTTCTACATCATCACCAAGAACATCATTGATTTTCTTTTCGATAAAATCATCAGAAGTATTCTCCTCTATTAGAGCATCAATGTTTGGTAACTCTGCATCAACTTTGTCTTCTTGCATTTTTGAGGTAAGCATACCCATTACCAGTTTAACCCAAGGACTATTAGCTATATCTGTCAATGAATCCTTTTGAAGGTCATAAGCTTTCTTCAACTCTCCGTTATCACGGAAATATCTGAGTACTTCCGTCAATGCAGCAACAAAGTTTTTGTCTGCCATCTGTTCAATCTTTGCTTCTTCCAGTTTAATCATTAGGAAGAGTAAAGATGAATGTAAATCTGTTTTGTTCATACGCTTTACTTCTTTAAGTTCTATTTTTATGGTCCAATGCGAATATCACCATTATCATAGGTTGATACACTGCAAGCGTCACTATACTCAAATCCAGTAGATACGAAAACAGGTTTATCGCCATTTTCTTCTATCAACTTTTTTAGTTCTCTGATAACATCTGTAGCCATAAGTTGACGTTTTGTCTTATATGCATTAGTACTACCAAATACAAACCCTCTTTCTTCCATCATTGGGTCTAAGCATATTTTAAACTCTGTAGCCATAACTATTCCTCCTCTTTTATACCGAATGGAGTTCCATCGGCAAAGGTGAACCATTCAAAAGCCGTTTCAAAATCAAGACGCTCAACATCTGTTTCGATTCCATCTGTCTTTATTCTTTGAATAATGAGGTAAACGTCCTTACTGCTTTCTATGACCTTATATTTAATGAACGGCTCATGTTTTCTTATTTCTTGCCAGCACTCTTCTGTGTCTTTGAAAGGACGATACTTCGACTCTGACTCTGGCTTGATACGATACTCAACATTGCTCCAATATGCAATATCTTCTATTTCCACCCAATCATTTATATCTCGCCAGCCTTTGCGTAATGCGCTTGGTTTTGTCCTACACTCAATTACCTTTCCTTCTGCAAAAGCTACCAAAATAGGCAATAGCTGTTTCACTTCTTCTTTTGTCATATTAGTTATAATTTGATTGGGAGACCATGAACATAAACCTCACAATTGTCACGATTACCATCTTTTTTCTCAATATGGAAGAAGAGGGTCAATCTCAATGTTGCCCTCATAAACCTTTCCGATGGTGAATGATAGGGAACTATTCTGGAAAGCCAACCTACACGCCCATCTTCATCCATAATCTTATCTCCGATTTTAACAGGCAAGGCTTTAATATAGTCTTCTTGAAGCTGCTTCATTTCTTGAAGTAATTCTTCTCGTCTTACATTTAATTTGACCTTTTTATCTATAAAAGGTCTGGTGATTTCTCGCCATTTTTCAATATTCCTTTCCGCTTCTTGCTTTGTCATGATCAATCCTCCAGTTCTTTGTATTATTATAATTACTTTAAGAACGCCATCCAAATAGTTTGATTCTTAGACGTAGTGCGATGCCCGAATATTGGCTTATAATCAGTAATCGCATTGAGTATGTCGCGAACCTTTATCTGCTGTTCGTTCCACTTGAATATTAGCGTTCCATTTGTTTTTAGTACTCTCATGCCCTCGTGGATAGAGTCATTGATGAACGCTTGCCAATTTTCGGGCAGTTTGCCATATTTCTTGCATAGCCAGGAGTTCTGACCTACTTCTTGTAGATGAGGAGGGTCGAATACTACCATATTAAACGTTTCATCTTCGAATGGCAAGGCTGTGCAATCGGCTATCATATCTGGTTGCACGTCTAGTTTGCGTCCATCACATAATGTGTCGTGATACTCTCTTATGTCTGTGAAGAGAACATTTGGGTCATGTTTATCAAAATAGAACATTCGAGAGCCACAGCACATGTCTAAAATTGTTTTTTCCATACGCTACTTATTTACTTTGACTAAATTTTTGAGTTTATTGAAAGCCTCATAGTCTTCCTTGCTAATTTCAATGTAATTGTCGAACTGAATAGTTGCAGGATCAGCTATCTCTGAATATCCTTCAGAGATCACCTTAATAGCCTCCATAAGAGGGAACAATGCTGAGCCATCATCCTTCATAATGGTAAAGTCAACCTTATTCCTTGTGTTGGCTATGTCTTTGCGCATGAATGATGCGACTACATAAAAATATCTTTTCTTCATATTACTTCTTGTTTTTAATGATTTTGTTTAATACTTGCTTGTTGTGCTCAGTATCATCGTTACTCAGATGATAAGATCTTATATTCTCAACGATGCCTAAATCAACTGAAAGCATGTAATCTTTGACAACTTTAATGAAGTCTTCCAGAGAGCGACAAAGAGCGTATTTATATCCAGCACACTGCCAGTAGCCCTGAAAACGTTTCTGATGAGCTGTCTGATTGTTTGTCTTGCCATACTTCAATTCAATGCCCAAGCCGTAGAATAATTCTGTACCCCTGTTGAGAGCTCCGTTTTTGCCATTCTTGTATGAAGGGAGAGCCAGGATGAGATCTGGAACGCCAGGAACAACTCCTGATGCAGCGTTGATGGCTATCTTCTTGCCACTGGTAGCACCATCAGCCTCATTCTTGGGATGGAATAGGAGAGAGGCATAAGCCGGGTACTGGAGACGGAACCAGCGTACACAAGCTATCTGTAGCTGGCCTTCATGTTGCACCTTTTTCTGCTTGGTAGCAGATTTCTTGGTGTATTCAGGATAATTGCCGTTGAGGCGGTCGATTAATTCTTGTCTGTCCATAATCGTATGAATTAAATTGTTTGTTACTTGTGTTTCTTAGTCGCTGAGGAGAGACTGGAGATAATTCTGAGTCTGATCATCCAAGTCGGCCAGTGACTGTTCTTCTTCTGCCACCGATGGATTCCAGACGATGCCCAGTTTGGCTAGAGTGCCATTCTTGTAGGCATCTTTCACCATCTGTGCCATGGAACCATTCGGGTTATTCTTGGCGGCTTCTATCCAGCCTAGATACTTCTGCCGTAGGGCTTCGGTCTGTTCTTTCTCCAATTCCTTCTTGTGCTCTTCTTTCATTCTGAGGCGAGCTTCTATTTCCTCGTTGGTCTCCTCGCGTTGAGGCTGTGGAGGAGAAGGTGGTGGAGAACTTGAATGCTGAGGCTTCTTCCCAGCTGAGGCTACAACTGTAGGATTGTCGAAGGTTCCTTCCATCAGAGCCTCGTAGTTTTTGGGATTGAAGAGCCAGTTGAAGGAGATATAGCATCCACCATCCTTGCGTCCTGAGAGAAGATCGGAGTTGAGAGCCTTGCGAAGCATCGGTTCTATATCCTCGAAGGAATAGTCTGAGATAAACTTTGCCACCATCTTCTTGCGGTCGGGAGTCATCTTTGAGATAGGCTTGACCTGCGTGCCCAGAAAGAGGCGATTGAAGAGTCTTAGCACTTCCGAGAACTGAACTTCCGGATCCGACGACTTTTTTTCTTTTTCTTTTTTTTGTGTGTGGGTGTGGGCTTTCTCCTTTCTTTGTTTGTTTTCTTTTATAGGGGGTTCGGGGGAAATGTTTTCTTTTATTTGTTTCTTTCCTCTTACTTCTGTGCCCTTACCCTTGCCCTTGTCTGTGCCCTCAACTTCGGCAGAATTTTCGGAATCACCTTTATTTAAAGGGGTTTCGGGATTGTTAATCTGTGCCCTATACTGTGCCTTTTGGTGTGCCCCTTGTTTAGGGTGTGCCCTTAATCGTGCCCTATCTTTGCCCTTAATCGTGCCCCTATCTGTGCCCTTGTTATATTGAAGATATGCTGCACAATCTTGTGTATCAGTAACTTGTGAAGTTAAAATCTGTGCCCCTGATTGTGCCCCTATCTGTGCCCTAAAGAGTGCCCCATTCTGTGCCCCTATCGGGTTTTGATAGGGTAGTATGCAGTGGGAGAGGGGATGCGAACTGTTAACATACACTATTGTTGAGGCTTTAGGGGAGCTGCATTTTGTGATGATTCGCTCCTGTATGAGAACATCGATGGCACAGCGGATAGACTTGACCGAGGTATGGAGCCGATCAGCGAGCATACGTAAGGAGAGCGTAGCAGCGGAAGCCTCATTGTGGGTGGCAGACAGGAGCACGTAGATGAGCACCTGTACCACCACCGGACGATGAAAGTAACGCCACTGCAGCAGCTCTGGAGTAAGAATGTAGCCATCTGTTTTCATTTTTATTGTTCTTCTTTATTTGGAATGTAGAATTTACGATTTCTATCATTTGTTGTTTTCTTCTGCCTTGATGGCACGGAATATCTCGTAAGCCACTTGTGGGACCCAGGCGTTGCCGTAAGCCTTTATGGATTCTTGTCGCCACTTGGGGAAAGAAATGGTAAGGCTGTCCACATCAAAGGGAATCCCATCATTTCCTCTACAAACAGGGGATTGAGTTGGGAAGTTCTTCCAGTGACCTTCTTCACAGTGTCGGGCAAAGTCTCGCCATACACATTTCCGTTCACTTTCTTCACCCCAGGATTGGTACATCCCTTCCTGTCTCTCGCTGATGGCGTGGGCATCATGCCGTTGAAGTCGAGAAAGTCGGTCAGTCCATTCGGGCGAAGTGCTCCGTTCTTTCGGCTGTACATCCCTTTTACACCCTGTTCTTTCAGTCCTTTCACTCGGTTGGAGTGTTTTATCTCCATTGCAGTAGGGGTGGGAAGCAAGCCTTTTCGAGCGGCGAGTGCCAAGGTTGGACGATCTGCTGCATTCGGTGATTGACTTCTGTTTATTCGCCCTCCTCCTTTGTCTATGGCTGTTGGAGTAGGAAGAAGTTTTGCTACTGCCATGTCTTCTAACCCCAGGCTGTGGTCGGTCTTGCCCTTCTTTGGATTTCTTCTCCCTCGCTCGTTGATTTCCATGTCCTTGAGAGGAATATCCATCGCATTGGGTGTGGGCAATATGTCCGAGAACATCACTTGTGAAGCCAGGCTTCCGTATGTCGTTCCGTTC